CTACACTCATCTTCAAGGACTTCGACATTTCTACTTTTACTTATACTTTCACTTCACTCTCTTTTTACATTTCACTTTTTTTCACTTTTAACCCTTTTTTTACTTTACTACTTTTTCTTTTTTTCCACCTTTGAGAAAGGTGGAGCCAAAAACAAAAACATATTTATCTCCTGGAAAAATAAAAATTAATAATCAAAAATAATTTTCTATACAATATCGACTTAAAGCATTTGTGTAATTATTTAAAGAAACAAATATATGTGCTCAATAATTTCAAACATCTACCAATGTAGAATATGCGAAAACAGAGATTTAATACCCACAATATCATTAGGTGAACAAATTATCACATCTAGATTTCCAAAATATGGGGATTTTTCAACACCCAAAACACCCATTGATTTATGTAGGTGTACAGATTGTGGGTTATTACAACTAAGACAAACTACATATTCAACAGAATTATATGAATATGAATACGGGTATCGTTCGGGTATTAACAACACGATGAGAGGTCACTTAAAGGCGTATCAAGAGGAAATTTTAACAAAAGTCTCATTAAATGAAAAAGACATAATTGTCGATATTGGTAGTAACGACTCAACAATGTTGCAGTATTATCATGAAAAATACAAAAGAATTGGTATAGACCCAACTGGTAAACAATTTGCTCATTTTTATGGGAGTGTAGAGTTGATACCAACATATTTTACACTTGAAAATTTTAGGAAAGTGTACCCAACTGAAAAATGTAAAATTGTATCATCTATCTCAATGTTTTATGATTTGCCAGACCCAGTTCAATTTGCTAAAGATATTTACTCAATATTAGATAATGATGGTATTTGGACATGTGAACAGAGTTATATGTTAACAATGTTGAAAACAAATAGCATTGATACAATTTGTCATGAACATTTAGAGTATTATAGTCTAAGACAAATGTGTAGAATAGCAGAGATGAGTAATTTCAAAATTATTGATATAAAATTCAATGATTGTAATGGCGGTAGTTTCCGTATTTACTTTTCAAAAAACACGTCTCAAAAACATGTTGAATGTACCCAATTTATTGAAACTATCTTGAAACATGAATTGGATTATGGAATTATGGAAAATGAAATATATGAAAAGTTTATGAATAATTGTCGTATGGAAGTATCGCAACTAACAAATTTTATTGATACTGTGAATAATGATAACAAAAAAATGTACATCTATGGAGCATCAACAAAAGGGAATTGTTTATTACAATTTGCTAATATTGGCGAAGACAAGATTAAATATGCGGTTGAAAGGAACCCTCAAAAGGTAGGTAAAATGACAAATACTGGAATTGAAATTATCAGTGAAGAAACTATGCGCGAAAATCCACCCAATTATTTATTAGTTTTACCCTGGCATTTCCGCGAAGAAATTATAAAACGAGAAGAAGATTTTTTGAAAAATGGAGGACAGTTAGTTTTTCCATTCCCACATTTTGAGGTATATAGTTACACACCGAAAATGCTAATTACCGGTTGTGATGGAATGATATCTTATTATATAAAGGAAAAAGCAAAAGATTATACGTTGTACGGTATCACAAAAGATCCTTTATCTATCCCTGAAAATAATATAACTAAAAAAAGGTTTAACATGAATGATACAAAAAAACTAGAAAGTTATATATTAAATATAAAACCAGATATTGTTATACACTTGGCCTCTATTTCTAATTCATCTTATGCCCTTTATAACCCAATTGAAACATTATATTCAAATGGAATGTTAACAGCACATATATGTGATATTATTCACAAAAATAAACTAAATATAAAGCTTTTTAATGCTTCTAGTAGTGAAATGTTCAAGGGTCATGTCGATTATCTAGTAAAAGAAGATGATACAAATATGAACCATAATCATCCATATTCTATAGCAAAAATAATGGGACATTCGATTATTAATTTTTATAGAAACACATACGGACTACATTGTTCAAATGGAGTTATTTTTACAACAGAGTCTGAAAGAAAGCGCCCGGAGTTTTTATTAAATAAAGTAAAGGCTCACGCAAAAGATTGGAAAAATAGTAAACAACCTATAAAGGTTGGAAACCTAAACTCTTTTCGAAATATTTTACATGCCAAAGATGTTGCTTCGGCTGTATATACTATTGTTGAACAAGAAAAGGGTGATGATTACTTAATATGTAATGATTTTAGTGTAAAAATATATGATTTGGTTATAGAAATTTACAAGAATAATGGTATTTATTTAATAGACAAAAATAATATTTTATATGACAGTGAGTCTGGGCTAGAAGTAATTATAATTGACGAAAAAAATATAGGCAATGATATTGCACCAACAAATATACGAGGTGAATGCTTAAAACTAAAGAAAATTGGTTGGAAGCCCCAATTTCATTGGGATAATAACATAAATTATGATAATAGATAATTTATGTATTCACTATTTACGTAGGTAGATTATACTGGACATATTTAAATTTGACCCATTATTCATTTGTTTTTTAACAACCTTTGGATTGTTATAAATCTTTAAGTGACGCTTAGACAAATTATTCTTGTGCTTGATACGTTTATCTGTTTTTATTCCCTTTTTTAACATATCAAACAGTTTGGTGCGCTCTATTTTACAGGTGTCACATGAACATCCTTCATCGATATAATGTTCCCCTTGTATATCATCTACATATTGATTTTCTAAACAAAGTCTTATATAAAAGTCATATTCTATTTGTGTATATGGTACAAACTCTACATCTAATCGAGTTGAGTACTCTTGTAAATAAGTATTTCTCTCATCGTCTGTCAAATAAAATCTTAGGTACTTACAACTCTTTATTGATTCATAATGATTTAATGGCACTTTGTATTCTCTTTTAAAACGATTATACAAATCTGCGAATGATTTATCATCGGTTAAATAATCATTTACAATTACGACTTCCTTTTTTAAAATGTTAGATAGTATAACACCCCATTGTTTTGCGTCTTTCAATCGCAACTTGATATAGTTTACATTATTGTGTATTTGTAAAGTGTATTTTTTATCAAAATCAAATGGACTTATGTTCTCCAAATCGAATTTATCAAAATAATGTTCACCATTTGCCAAATATGGAAATAAACTATTAAACCTATCACTAATACGCTTAGTTGAATACTTATTCATATTCATTTCTAAATTATTGAAATGATAAATAGAAATCTTCTCAAAAAACTCTGACATTTTTCTCTCAATTGGGGTTCTATAAACATCTATTACGTATACATTCTTTCCTTGTTGTGCTAAAAATTGTATAATTTCATTGACCGTTACATTGTTTATTCCGGTAAGTACTTCAAGCATTGTATCATCATGAATGTGAATTATACTAAAACTTCCCAATAGTGATATCCTTAATGAAGACACAAGAGTAGTCGACCCAACCTTGGGTGGTGTATAAACAAAAATATAATTATCACAAAGTATTTTGAATATTTTACTAATCGCTTCCTGAATTACAATATATCTGTTGTTCATACTATACATTAAAAATAATTTATAGTATTTTTATCTTACATTCATATTAATATTTGCCCCTTCTCAACTTTTTCGATTTACCCTTTCTAGACTTTTTCAATTTTTGTTTCGTTCTATTCTTGCGTTTCCTTGAAGCACCTCCTCTTCCTGATCTCTTCACTTCAAATGATGGAGGACCCGCACGACCCTCTTCTTGTATCATAGAAGTGTAAAGTTCTGGACCTCCCCTGCCCTCTTCGGCAATCTTAGCAAGGAGAATGGTTTCATCTTCATCTTTATATTTATCCTTATCCTTAGCCATAGGTATTTTGTCTAAAATACTATAATCTATACCAACCTCATCTTCAATTTCAACTTCTGGGGCAATCTCAGGAGCAATCTTATTAGCCAGTTTGATATCATTTGCGCCACCCCGTTTAGCCCTCGACTTTTTACGGCGCCCACCCATTTGAAAATTCTCACTGGAGGTATTGCCAATAGGAATAGTTAGTTTCAACGCAGAGTCAATCATATATTATATCAAAACATTATTATTAAAAATATTTTCGTTTTTCAGGAATAGTATTTGAATCACATGCTTTCGGTGCCATAGGGATATTTTTTTTCCAATCCCTAAATTCATTGTCTATAAAAATAGAAATTTCTGGCGGTCTATGTTCATTCATTCTTTTTTTATACTTGGTGCGATCACAAAAATTTTCCAGTGTTTCATTATTACTTTGCAAAATCCCGAATCTTGAGCTTATAACATTATTTTTCATGTCGCACATTAAAGTACCATTTTTAAACCCAGTAATATTTGTCGCACTATAAGGATGATTACCTGTTTGAGTTGCGGAAAATGTAAATTCTACATATTCGCCTTGCTCTAAATATTTATATCTTTGATTTGAGACCAAAATAGATGTGTGGTGAACAAAAACATCTGTCCCTGAATAAAACCCGTCAGTAACTGTAATAAAACCATAACCTGCCTTGTTATTGAACCATTTCACTCTACCGATTAAACGCTCACCCTCAATATTATTTCTATTACCTAACAATTCATCAACATTAGCAAATGATGCCATATATTGAAATAATATAATTATCTTTATCTTCGTTTATTTGCCAAACATATAAAATATATGCGATAATACAAACCGTTCGACATCTACTTGTTTGTTCGTGTCCACATCATTCAAACTTATTTTTTTAAGATCATATAATTCAATGTGTTGAGCTGCCATATAATCATACAACGGAACCAAATTAATACAATCCTGAAGCTCAATGCTAGAATAATCAATCTTAGGGGCGCGAAGTTCCCCCTTAAGATAATTGAATATCATCAATGCTATAAAATGTAACTTCTTATCATTTGTATCCTTTGCTTTATTAAACAACATATTTGAAATAGATTTTATAGATACTAAATATTCCTTGGACTTAGGATTGCTCATTTATACCATTGAATATTTAAATCTATATAAAAATACGAAATTATTCTCATTTGGAAAAATCCTCGATTAAAGACTCGTAATTAGGTCGCTCATCGAATCCTAAAGATCTTATTTTTTTAAAATAATTGACAAATACTTCGGGTATTGATTTATTATTTACAACATTAGATTTCATTTCCCTTATAGCATCATTTGTGTGTCCCTCATTCTGCCAATCTAACTTTAATAAATACAAATACAACAATACATAACCAAGTGATTCAAGATCATCTCTTCTTGTTAATTCAATACAATCGTGTGAGTTTATACTTGCGAAATTCAATGAACCTATTAAACTACTTGTTTTTCGTGGTTGAATATGCTTTTTTTCTCGTGTATAACTTTTACAGAACCCAAAATCAATTAAATGTAGGTTAAAATTTCCTACTCCAAATACCAAATTTGATGGTTTTATATCTCGGTGTACAAGGTATTTATCATGGATCGCCATTAACAATGTCAATCCTTGAGCACCAATTAAAAGTGTAGTTTCTAGAGAAAGACGACCATAACGTTGTTTTATTGTTTCAAGTGAATCTCCCAACAAATTGATAACCATATAATAATTTTTACCTTCATTACCAAACCAGCGAAGTTGTGGCACACCGGGTATATTATTCAGATAATGATATATTATTGATTCATGTTTTAGTAAATTAATTTTAGAAGTTATAGGTTCCATTTTTATAGCGACATATTCACCAGTTCGTTTATTTTTACCTTTGTATACAAGTCCAAAACTACCAGACCCAATTGGTTCAATTAATTCATATTTGCTGTTCATTATTTAGATATATGTATTGTATCTAAATAATTTATATAATGAAATCACGAGTATAAATTATATAAATAATCTTGGAAAAACAAATTTATGCTCATTAACAACTGGTAATTTCAAAAATAATAATCCAACAACTATAAGGAAAATCCCAAAATATTTCCATGGATCATTAAATCGCTCTCCTAATACAACTATTGCAGCGATTGATTCAACTAAAGCACTTATACCATCCCATGCGGCATTCACCAACAATACATTAGATCCTTGTAATGAACGTATCAAAGAATAAACAACTGCTACATAACCTAACGTTCCAGTCATAAAATTTTTAACTCCTCCTTCATTCGCAAATGCCTTATAGCCAAAATCTCCAATTATTTCAGCAAATGTTAATATCCCGATATCTACGTAACTCATTAAAATAACTTTATAAAATAAGTATTTCAATATCTACATTGTAAATATATACAATGTGAAAATGTGTGTTGATATCATGAGCATTTGTTGTGTTATCATTGCGACTTTACCATAAAACGAAATAGGATATAAATCAGAAATACCAACCCCAGCTTGTATTGTTGTGCTCAATAACAAAAAATCTACAAAATCATTGTGTTTACTATTATGATTACTACTGTCAAAATGAGTTGAAAAATATAAATAAATTATAGCAAATGATAAAATACAAAAGATATGGAATACTAGAGTTCGTATTGCTAATTTCATGATATATAATGTTTACAAAAAATATAAATATACATTTTCAAATGTGGAGTCATTTTGTAAAAGAGTGGTGGAATTATACATATAGTGATTGGTTAGTAACAACATACTTCAAGGTCATGTTGGGTATTTCGCGTAGTTTACTTAAAAATGCTATATTCCCAGTCAATTCTGCGACCTTTTCCATCTCAAGTGAAATATTATTAATCTTCAAAAGAGCTTTTACAAATTCACCCAAAAATATTTCCTTCTCTGTGCCAAGCTTTTGTAGAAGCAGTTTACACTCAACTTCTGTTTCACAATCACACCATTCAATGACATAATTTAACAGGTCATAATGAATACTATATTCCACGCCGGTATCAAAGGTTTCCTTTCGCTGACACTCATCATACATATCAACAACCTTCTTAACAATATCCTGAACTATTGGTTCATTTGCCTTTGGGTAACTATCCTTCTTATCATCAGTCACATTTACATTTGTAAAACAGCTAAATAATGAAACTAACTGTTGAGATGAAAGGGAATCCAACACTTTGGATTGAAACAATTTGGCAAACACAAGACAATGAACTTCTCTCAAATTAGTTGCGATAATACCCATCTGTGTCAATTGATTCTCCACAATAAATCCATCATTCACCAGTAACTTAAATATTGTCGTTACATGTGAATCCAAATACTTCTCGGCCCCATTGTATTGTGCTTGTAGAATATCAACTTCCTTCCGCTTAGCTGCGTATTTTTGAATAAGGGGTTTATCTTGTTCCAAAAATTTATTAGCATCAAGAAGGCTCTGTATTTGTCGTTCTACATCCTTGCGTTTCTTGTTCACCATAAATTGCTTTTTGTTACACAATTCCAAATACTCTTCAACTACATGGACTGGGGTTCTAGAATAAGCAGTCAATGTCTCCAACTCATCATTCAATTTGTTGATCTTTCCATACAGTTCACCTAGCTGACTATCAATATCATTTGTAATCATACTTCGCTTAGAAAAATCAAGTAAATTATTGTCACCAATATCAATCAAATTCAATAATAGATTATACGATATCTTGAACTTGGAAATGAGTGTTTGGGGGTCACCTTTCATCATCGTTTTATACGGGGTGTGTTCCACATTACGAAATAAATTGTTCAAATGAACTACATGACCTACAGTATCAAGACCTAAACGCCCAGCACGCCCAGCAGCTTGCGTATATTCATGACCATATAACATTCGTAAATGAGTGCCATCAAACTTATTTACATCTGTAAAAATAGTTGTCTTCACTGGCAAATTGATACCAACACTCATGGTTTCAGTACAAAAGAGTATTTTTATACAACCCCTAGCAAACAACAGTTCTACCATTTCTCTCAAAACTGGCATCAGTCCCGCGTGATGAATTCCAACGCCTTTCCTCAACAAGGTAACTAGGTTAACATATTCAGGTAAATGTAAATACTCTTGGTAATTGGGCAACTTGCGTATAATTTGCTCACATTCTCGATCAATCGTATATGGCACTTTACTATCAAATTCCAAAATGTTGGTTGTCATTTCTCTCGCACAAACCTCCAACTGTTTACGAGAGAAAACATAACATAGAGCCGGTAACATTTCATTATTGACAAGATGTTCAGCAACCTTGTTCAATACATGTTGTCGATGAATACGAATATTGTGATATTCAAACAACTTGACGACTTTATTTATCTTATTGTAATTAATGTCATTGAATTCACCCTTTGCGTTCTTCAACACTACCAATTTATTCGTAAGTCCATTAATTTCCTCTTGAACAGCCTTATCCTTGATAGTCTTTGATACACTGGCGGTCGTAGTTATGAATGAATAGTGAATAAGTGGAACTGCTCTCTCAAGTTTGCTAGTCAAGTAAACCATTTTGTTACCCACGGGGGTAAACCCCCGTAAACCCCCTTTTGGGTTTTGCTCCTCCACAGGGTTCCCCTCAATACCGCTCCCTATGCTACACGATGATGTCACCCAATTTTGCTCCACTTTTTCTAAAAGTGGAAGTGGATTTCCACGTGTTTCAAGCCAATATGCGAATCTCTCGGGGTCGTCTAGAGTCGCCGATAACCCAACCATTTGGACGTGTTTTGGCAGAAGCATAATGCTTTGTTCCCATACATGACCTCTATTCTCGTCGTTAATCATATGAATTTCATCAAAAACTACACAACCCAGTTCAGTCTCGATATTCATATCAAATCCACTTTTAGAAAAAGTGGAGTAAAAATTTGGTTCTAAAGGTTGGGTGGAGCCAAACGTCTCTTGATTTGGTTCCACCTTTTCCAAAGGTGAATTTTCTAAAAGTGGACGTTTGATCTGGTATAATTTGTTCAATAAAATCTCCGTTGTCATGATGAGAACATTAGCATCAGGGTTCGTCTTGATATCACCTGTGATTAGTCCAACACTAATATGAGGATACTTGCGTGTAAAATCATAAAATTTCTGATTAGAGAGTGCCTTGATAGGCGAACAATAAATTGTCTTCTTTCCCTTGGAAAACAAATGGTCCAGGGCAAATTCACCTCCAAATGTTTTACCTGATCCTGTTGGTGCGGTAACCAACACATGATGCCCTTCCACAATTGCTTCAACACACCATTTTTGAAAATCGTGTAATGGATATGAATATTTTTCGTAATATTGGATATACTTCGGTTCACTTGATTTTGGATAATTGTAAGAGCAAACCTTTACCATAATGCTGTTATATTATATGATGTGTTGGGTTTATGTCGTTTCAAAAATACATATTCAACCTTTTTACAAAGTTACGAAAAGTAAATAAAAAAATTGATTTTAAATTACACTAGTATAGTATAATTATCATACTGAACCAAAACAACCAGTATTCTGCTATACTTTTTGAAAAAGTGGATAATGACTACAACTATCTTAAGTGTAAGTGATATCAAACTGTTTATAGATCCAATTAAAATCAAAGCGTTAAATGCGGAACATAACAAGATACGCGAGAATGTATTGGCATTGCTTCCGCATATCCCAGTTGATTTCTTTGATAATCCTGAATATGGTGTCAATTGGAAGAGTTTTCAATCCAAAGGGATGGCTGCAATTGGTTCCATAACAATGGTGAAAAACAATAAAATAGAAATCAAGCATATGGGTGGAATGTCAAATAATCACGATTATGAGATTAGTTATTTCGAAAATGATGTAAAAGTTGACCAAAAAAAGGTCGAGTTCAAGCATAACAATTGCGATGTAGCGAAACTTCCCCAATTTCTAGAAATTTATGATAAAGATTTTACAAACAAATTTAGTATATGTGATCAATCCTATACTAAATTTTATTACGATAATTACCTTGGGCAATACATTGGTCTAATAATAGATGAAACTATAGAGAAACCCGACTTTGAAACATATCAAAAGTATGTCCACGACATCCAATACTCACATCCATTCTTTGAAAAATTATACAAACAAAAGACGATCAAGACTAAGGAAAAGCGAAAAATAGCAAACGAGTCAATCACCGAATTCTTGAAAATATATAGCCAAACATTTAACTTTGATAAAATTGCGAAAAAAATACAAGATTCGCAGGGTGACAAAATCTTCTTGTTATGGGATAAAACGGATTTTCATATCAAACAAGTGGATACCGATAATATAAAAATACAAGGGATTACTGCGCTAAAAGGCGCATACTTTGACCTAGATGTATCAGGGTTCGAATATAATTTGCGTGTTCGTTTGAATTGGGGAAATAATTTGGGGCTTGCGAACCCGCGGTGGAAATTTTCATTCACAAGTAAATAGGGAATACCGTTTCAAGTTCCGTTTTTGAAAGCCCGTTGTTTCCCAAATATAAATCAATAAATTGCTTAGTTCTCGGGTTAGTAAAACTATTAGATATTTTATAGAAAAGCTCAATTAGCTTTTTTTTATTCATTTGTGTAACTGGATAGATTTCATTCAAATGGTTCTCGATCAAATATGGTTTATTGGTATCGACAATGGCATATTTCAAATTATATTTACTATTCCCATTGCCTCGATTAACAACAATAATTGGATCAGTTTTACCTTCACGTTGGATATATTGCCCCTTTTCGTTGTTTTTAAAATTGCTCATTTTAATTGTATGCTCATTGGTTACATTTGTATTATAGATCAACATTGTATCATTTTCGTTATTTGTCAATAAACTCTTTTGTTCGTTCCAGACAACTTGACCGGTGCGAACACAGAGTCCAAGGGCTTCAATCGTAGTTGCTCCCTCAAATATCTCTTTCAGCAAGACACCATTGGTTGTAAATATATACTGATTTCCAATTTTGATAGAATAGTCACAACTGGCAACAACAGATGGAGAATTTTTCCTCAACACCAAACCAATAGTTGATTGTTCGGTATCAATAAACTTTTTATTTTCCTCAAAATCAATAATCTGTAAAATATCACAGGTTTCTTTTACAAATTGACGTATTTTCGCATAGTATACCGAATTCATAAAACTCTTGGGAAGAATAAATGCCAATATACCACCTTGCTTAACTAAATGAATCGAGTGGATAATGAATAACCCGAAAATATTAGGTCTCCCGCTAATATATTCCTTATATTCCGCAGGAATATATTTTTTATCACACACAAAATAAGGTGGATTCGTAATTAACAAGTCATATTGCTTAGCCTTTCCCAAATTCATAAAATCTTGGTTCAATAATGTGACATTATTGTTGAATGTAAGATCCTGAATTGACTCATATACAGTTTTATTAAGTTCAACCGCATCAATGTTCACATTGCTGAACAGATTATCAATCAAATTCACAATTTCACACGTCCCGCAAGATGGTTCGATTATGTCGATTGGCTTAGTGGTCAAATGTTGTTGAATACAAGCAAATAGCTTTTCAAGTATTACTCGGGGTGTTACAAAGAACCCATAGTCTTGTTTCTCCTTTTTTGTCAATTTCTTAGTAACATTAATAGAAAGTTCGCTAAATTGTGAGTTCATTATGACTTATATACATTTATATTTAAACCAATATACCACTTTCAATTTTTTACAATTCTCAGGATTGTTCAATGGGCTTTAAGTCCTTTTGGCCATTTATATTTAAAATCACATATTTTTTGTTTTCCCAAGACTTTTTTGGCAAAATCAATTTTGGACATTTATAAATGTCCATTTTCTGATTTCCCAAAAAAGTCTTGGCAAAAAAAAGTGAAAAAATGGGTTTAGACCATAATCGTCTAATTACCAAATTTTTGATTATAGTTTTGTTATTGTAAATTTTTTTTGTTTATAATTTGAATGGTTTAGAAAAATAAAATGTTGATGTAATATACTAATGAATCCTAATTTTTTTACATCAAAAAAACATCAAATGTTTATGTGCGAATCATGTGACTTTAAATGCTATAAGAAAGGCGATTATAAAAGACATGTATCAACCGATAAACATAAAAACCTAAATAATACTAATGAAAATACTTCAAAATACATTGGATCAAATAATCACGAGTGTATTTGTGGAAAAATATACAAACACCAGTCAACATTGTGTGCTCACAAAAAAAAATGTAATATTGTGAATGATCAACTAGACATCAGCACACTTGATATGAACTTAATAATGAATTTACTCAAACAAAACGATGAATTTAAGAGCCTGATGGTCGAGCAAAATAACAAAATGATGGAAACATTTCAAGAGGTTTGTAAAAATGGTATCAATAATAATTCAGTCACCCAAGTAAATTCACACAATAAAACATTCAACCTGAATGTATTTTTGAATGAACAATGTAAAGATGCTATGAATATTATGGATTTTGTAGACTCTATCAAGTTGGATTTGAATGATTTAGAATCGGTTGGAAAGCTTGGCTACATTAATGGTATTTCCAATATTATTATCAAGAACTTAAAAGCACTCGATGTTCACATGCGACCAGTTCACTGCACTGACCTCAAAAGGGAGACAATGTATGTTAAATCACAAAACGCATGGGAAAAGGAAGACGAAGAGAATAAAAATATTCGCAGGGCAATCAAACACATTGCCTTTAAAAATTATAAAACTCTTGAATTATTCCAAGAGCTACATCCTGATTGTATGGATTATGATTCCAAGCACGGGGATCACTTTTTGAGGCTAAGGATAGAGGCCCTTGGAGGAGGATCATCAAATGTTGATTACGACAGTCACACCAAAATAATCAAAAAGATAGCCAAAGAGGTGACAATCGATAAATCTTGTTAAAATAAAACCAAAGATTATAATTGTATAATATATCGTTTGTTACTTGAATATGAGACAATAATTTTATATAAACATACTTTATGTGTTGGAATCAATATGTATCATTAAATACATTTACATTTAGCACACTTATATTGATATTAATAGCATATAACAATAAATATACACCATACAAGATACGCGAATTAAACAATGTATTTGCGTATATTTTTTTAATGTCATTTATCACAATGCAACTTATTGAGTTTTTCTTATGGAGAAATTTAAAAAATACTGATATCAACCAAAAACTATCTATTGCTGGGGCACTATTATTGATGATCCAACCGATTGCGTCACTTCTAATGTTAAAAGATGAATTTACTAGAAAGGCAATGTTAACAACATATACGATTCCAGCATTCGCCTATTTTATTTACAAAGTAAACACCCAAAGCAAGTTCAATACAACTGTCACACCAACAGGCCATTTGCGATGGAATTGGTTAAACCAGGATAAAAACAAACTACTAGGATTGATTTGGTTCTTCTTTTTATATTTTAGCATTTTTGTTGAAAAGCAGTATTACACCGCAGGAATTATCACGCTAGCCCTATTAGCAGTTTCGTATTATTCTTATAGCAAGGAGGGCTCTTATGGTTCGCTTTGGTGCTGGTCAATTAACTCTCTTATGATTTATTACGCTATAAAACTCCTAATCGTGTTACCATATAAAGAGCATGGGTTATGTTTGTAATTGTACCCGTATTTTCCGTTGTAAATTGTCCTCATCATGAAACAAATATAACTTGAATTTAGCACACTGATAATCATAAAACTCTTGGTCACATTTAAATTTGGTCATCAATTTAAGTTCTGGTAAATATACCTTATAATCAACCTTTGGAACCAGGGAACCAAGGTTCCCCGAATCCCTCCTTAATTGGGGGTTTACGGGGGCGGTGCCCCCGTGTTGAATTATATAACCGATATGTTCGCGTTGTAACAAATCTGGACAATTCGTACAAAGTGACAGCAATTCACATTCATTTTGAAGAGCCCGTATTGATTTCATTGAAACATTAATATATTCCAAATCAGCTGTCCATATTTGATAAAAGTGACTGACCTTTTCAGGAAATTGAATAATATCAGTAATTTGTTGAAATTTTATCATATTCAACAAATCTACCAATCTACGTATCGGGCTAGTAATGTGTATGTAGGCATCTAGTCCTAATGCATCGTGTTGTATATTATTCAAACTAGTCACATATTGACCCCGAGTGCTAGTCATCATCTTTAGAAATTTAGAAATATCTGCTGGAACATGTTCAGGAATAATATGTTGACCTTCGCGAACAATAGTAGACCGAAAAATCCCAGTATTGTATTCCAGCATTTTTTTCGCACAATGATAATTCATCAATATCATTAGATAGCAAACCACATCGTGACTATCAACAATAAAATCCAAATACTTGTTTACCGTGTTTAGTTCTCTCGTTACCTTTATTAACAAAGTATATTCCGGGTTGTTCAACAGATCTGATTCTTCATAACAGTAGTTTTTATACAACTTCACCAATGAAGCTCCAAATTTTATTTCATTTACACACCCATTTGTAATATACAAGTCCATATGAAATGCCGCCCTGACAACCCCAGCTTGTAAACTACATAAACAGTCAGACAAAATAGCGGGTAACATTGGTCGTTTCTTGTCCGGCAAATAAATCGTGGAGGTACGTTTGGAAAATGAATCCCAACAATTTAGCGCATCGATAACGAGAGGCACATTTGCGATGTATATGCTAACAAGTTTTTCACCATTATCCAAATCGCAAATGCTAAATGCGTCATCAAAATCTGCGCTGCCTTCTGGGTCAATGGAAAATATGGGTATGTGGGTCCGGTCTTCGATGTCCGGATATTTTTCTTTTATCAGGTCACTTATATTTGTTTCCTTGTTGTAGGCCTTTACATCTTTTTGAAATTTTTGGAGGGATATATTTAGATGTTTACAATAGAGTCGATATTCATAAAAATTATCAAGCACATCCACTGGACCAATTGTTTGGCTCAGGATACCATGTGGATGTTTGTCATCCCAATCGGTAAAAGTGAATGTTACATACAAATTTACGAATACTTTGACAAATCCCACATGTTTCATTTCATATGGAATCAAGAAAAGGGGAAGTGATTTGTCATCTGGGACGCATTTGTATAACAGGCGTTTGTTTTTTCGACCATATGTTTTGTTGTCGGCAAGAACCAAAATACCTGATATTTGGGTTCCTGTGCGAATTTTGGAGCTGATTAATTGTAATTTGTTATTACAATCAATTGAAAATGTGTCACCTGAAAATAGTTTATTATCAACTGGATCTACTTTTAGAAAAACTGGATTTTCAAAATGTTTATTTTCGAAAAGATATGTTGACCATGAGGAATAGCGATTTTCAACCTCTAATTTGTATATTTGGTTCTGCGTCATACTACAAATAGTATATATATCTTTAACTTTATTTAATAATATCAAAAAATTGAAACCATTCGCGTAGTATTTGTATGAATTTAAATCTATAAAAATGACACAGTGTCAATTTTGTTACAATGAAGGACATACTATACGATCATGTAATAGTTTGCGCATAAATGAATTTGAAGAAATATTAAATGAAAAAAAGATAGAATGTAATGGTTCGATAAGAGAGTTCAATAATTGGCTAATCACCCTGGATATTATTATGCTACAGACATTTACTCTTCGTAAATGCGGCGGACTAATGGGAGAAATTTACAACATCCAATATTGCTGTAATAAGATTATCGATACTATTTGGGGAATAGAATATAATCAAACAAATTCACTTGTATATGATATAGACTGGCTTGCCAATGCGTTGGATAATATGATCAACGAAGACAATTACGCATTGAGGATACTTTCATTGGTCAGTGAAATGGATTCAATTCGCAACTTATATCCAAATTATAGCCGTGTTTCCAATATAGATATAATTGTAGAGGCCCCGATGTATGATTTATTACAAGAGTGTTCAATTTGTTATGAGGATGTTAATAGTTATGATTTTGTAAAGCTCAATTGTCAACATAAATTTTGTAAAGGATGTATTGTAGCAATAGTAAAAACAAGACCAAGTATTCAGAAATGTGCGATGTGTCGTCATGAAGTAACACAAATGACGACATATAATGTGAATGTAAAGGAAGTAATTATAGAATATTTGTAAATCCACTGTTAGAAAAAGTGGAGCAAAATGCCATTTGAGATGGACTAGCCTTTCGGGGTAGAGCAAAAACAGATAATGTGTGGGGGCTTACGGGGGCTTTGCTACAGTCTTGAAATTATTTTTTTCAAAATATGAATCGAACACATAATTCAATAACATATTTGTCATATTATTCCAAAATATAGGAATAAATAATTCATTGTTTTACTTAGATCTTGGTAGAAATTCCGCCTCATCCACCTCGCATCTTACGACGACGTGTTTTCTTCATGGAACTCCTCTTACGTCGCTTCGTTTTGCCAAATAGAGACGCGAACAAACGTTTAAAACTACGCATTATACTATACAATAATAAAATAATTTTCACCCAACCTTTGGACCCAGGGAACCAAGATTTAAGCACCGAAGGCGTGACGATAGGGCAAAGCCCACCCCGAACCCCTCCTTATTTATTTTGCTCCACTTTTTTCAAAAGTGGATTTATAATGCCGATCCCAAATTACTCACAGTTTCTGTTGCGACTTCTTCATCTACAAGTATTGGTTGTTTATCTACAGGAGGATTGTTGAACTCTTTGATATCAACCTTCTTCACTGTATTCCACTTTACATTTTGGATTTGTAACGCATGTAAACCAATATATGGCGAAATAGCCAGATTATTCATATAAGTGCGATAACTGAAACAAGATACGCTAGCATCTTGACCAAACTTAATACTATACCACCAATATGCTGGAATAAATAGAGTTTTTCCTGGGACTAAAGTAAACTCTAAACATTTGATTTTATCAAAGTCTGCCGCATAATTTTCTTGAATTTCCCATGGATTTACGGGAGAACGGAATTCAAAGTTCTCATAATCGTAATTTGGATACAAATATTTAATACTCTTAGGTGGTGCCATCTTAATTTTTGCGGTTCCTTGAGTCAATAAAAGGAAATTTCGATAATTAATTTCATACTTGAACGGAGTGGTTACCCCATTGCTACCAAGCAATATATCGTAATTAAAATTTGTCATCATGTAAGGTCTCAAAAATGCGTCATTATAATTTAAGTTTTTTATCACCCCAGTTTCTTGTAAGAAATCAGTATTGTTTTCAGTCAAATATGCTGAATTTTTATCCTCATCAAACAATTTAATAGCAGCATGTAATGGTAACGTAACATATAATTCATCATTCTCGGTAACCTCTTTGGTATTCCTAATTTTTACCTCAAATGCTTGATATTTATTTGTTATGTATGTTTTATTTGTGGTATTCATTATTTTTGAATTATCAAAATCGAAAATAACTGGCTGACGAATATCACAAATTTCTTCCAACTTATCCTTTGATGCTTGATCGATCTCATATATTTCTAAGTCGTCGCTTGTTTTCAAGTGAAATTGGACATGTAGATATATGAATAATACTAAGCAAAAAATAAAGAAACCTATAACAAATTTAGTCATCCTACATAATTTATATAATAATTTTTACTATCTAGAACGAAAATTAATCACCATTCGTGTTCAAAGGAACTTCGCTTGCGGTTTCTTCTAAAGTAGTCTCATCGGCATGTCCTTGATCATCTTCCTCTGTTTGGAGTTGGACCTGATCATCTGTTTGGATTTTACCTTGTCCTTCCTCTAATATAAGGAACGCATCATTAATATCATCCAGTCTAGTGTTGGTATCGATAGTATATTGGTTCAACTTATTGTTTAGCGCCGAAAGCTCTTGTTCAATTTTGGTTAACAGTTGCTTCGATTGAAGCTCTTTCTTCTCAATTGAGTCAAGGCGATTAATAATACTTGTGAATACGCTATTATCTACTAACTGGGTATTTTCGGGAAGAGAAAATCCCCCACCTCCACCTCCACCTCCACCACTAGTTTCAGTGTCGTGTTGCGTATCAATAATATACTGTTCAACCTTTCCTAAACGTAATGTTATTAATCCAATTGCGTCAGACACTGATATTTTGGAGAATGGAACATTCGGTTTAGGAGGCGGCGGGAGTTCATTTTTTTGCGATTGCTGAGGAACCTTTTTCCCATATTGAGTTTGAGTTTGAAAAGCGGCACTTGACCCAATCGATGTTCCTGGCCTATTCGGTGGTTGTTGTTGTTGCACGGGATCACCGGCTCTTCTGTTTCTAGCAGCAGCAATTGAACGAGAACTACTCATAATAGTAAATATCAACACTATGTTTCTAAATAACTTACGCACATCCCTTTTCATTACTTCGTGAAAAAAGGGAACAAAATTTTGCTCGCTTTTTTAAAAAGCGACATTTGATAAAAAATCGCGTATCATTGGGAAAATAGGCTCAATTGCTATAGCACAAGCAACGGCAACCTCACGATGTTCTTTTTGGGTTCCATTCCCACTTCGCAACTGTATGTAGTGTATCCACGAACGTAATGTACCATTCATATACATTTTTGTAACTGTGATACCCTCAGGTAAAACAGCTCGCGCCTGTTCTTTGGCAATCCCATTTTCAATGGCCCAGTTATACGCTTGTTTCGATGCTTCAATAATCTTATTTTGCTCTAATATCCAATTCGTTTGTAGATCAACATCATCCGTATCAATACTATTCTGTCTGTTTTTGAAGTCCTGTAATCTGGCATCTTTACACTCAAATCCTAAATCAGCAATCGCATAACGCTGGGAAAATTCCTGAAAGGAAAATGAACGGTGTCGTAGGATTTGTCTAGCAATGTCTCTTGTAGTTTCAATTTCGAGACATATGTTGACCATCTCAAATGGAGACCAGTGATTATTTTTCATCAAATAATGAATAAGTTTCTCATTAGTGGTAGTGTTATTTTGGTTCGATGGGTTTGACACTCTAGCACAATAAGAGACAAGGTCTAAGATGTCCACATTTTCCAAAGGTGGAGCCAAAGTTTTGTTCTCTTTTTTTAAAAGAGAGTTGTTGTCATTATTGACTGGTTTAGAATAGCTAATTAGTTCAACCTTCATTATTGACAAATTTATGATATGTATTTATATTGTAATTTTTTACAAACTCTGTTTTAGAAAACCAAATTTAAAAAAGTCTATTTCTAAAAGTGATAATTTAATTTCTTGTTATAAAACATATGGATACTTCAGTTGATACTAAACAAAATTTCTTTAAACATGTTTTTAACTTTGAAGATGACTCTAAAGCGGACATGTTGAATATAATACAATATTCGTTAATCGCCATTATCCCTGTTATAATTTTAAACAAGACAATGTCAAAATATGTACCTGAGGCAGATGAAACCAAGGGAAGTTTAGAAGTAGTTGCCGAAGTGATTGTTCAAATAATCATAATGTTCGTTGGTTTATTGATGATACATCGTGTAATCACATATGTTCCCACTTATAGTGGGATGAAGTATCCCGATTTCAATATAATTTTTATTATTTTAGCGGTCTTGATGATTACTCTCAGTTTACAAACAAAACTGGGAGAAAAGGTTAGTTTACTGTTTGATCGCGTTATTGAATTATGGGATGGAAAAAGTGAAAAGCCCAAAAAACAGGGTGGTGGAAATGTCAAAGTTTCGCAACCGATATCCGGTTCCCAAAATGTCGTGACTGCGCAAAACCCCGCTATGAACCAAGCTCTTTATAATGACGGAACTTCCATCAATTCTTTACCGAATGCTACAATGAGCCCCCAGAATTTACCCAACTATGACAATATGTATAAACAAGAGAATACACCGATGCCCGGAGCAGCAAGTCCGGGCATGATGGATGGGTTCCAGGAACCTATGGCCGCGAGTGAATTTTTAGGTGGCGGAGGCCTCGGAAGTTCTTGGTAATCCACCACAGGGGCTTTGCCCCCGTAAGCCCCCTTTTCCTCCACTTTTCCTTGCTTTGTAAAAAAAGTGAAAATTCCAAAGGTTGAACAAACACATTTTACGCAAAATTTTCATTGACATAAAACCACACAATTAGAATTTTATTTTGGCTCCACCTTTTCTAAAGGCGGATTAGTGAAAAAATTGATTTTGTTATCTTTTTATAAAATAGATTATATCATATGGACGTTGACAAATTAGTAAAGGCATTGGATGATGAATCAAATGAACAACTTATGAACTTCACAACTGATAAAATAATGGAAATGAATTTAAATGTGCTCAAAGAATTACAATTAAACAAGAATGATACAATTGATTTATTTAAACGATTAAAGGAATATATATATGTTGATGAAATGAAAGACCTGAAATATGGAACATACTTGAGATGGATTCCTTTAAATAATCCTGACGATATTCATCTTACAAAAGGAGCACTATTTTGTGAGCTAAAAATTACTGATAATGGGGTAAATATAGTCTGTAAAAATTATAATAATCGATGTTTTCAAATTAAAATGGATGAATGTTTACTATTTAGAAAACTAACAGATCAAGAACATGTTTTATTGTCGGCACTGGATCATTTATCAAAATAAATTAAAATAAATAAAAATATAATATAATCTATATTTATAGAAATGGATATAGTACCAGTTGACATTGTGACCACAGACATTGTTACAAAAATATCTGTTAATGTAGTAAGAGTTGAAATATTTAAAAGTGCGACAATATATGTTTGTGTAACAACTGATACAGGCAAACAAATCAAAAGAGAATGCTTAGAATTATCTGGAGATGATTATACCGGATGGTCAAATGATGACACCTATTTGTATACATATGCTGCTAATAAGTTGGGATATACTCTAGAACCCAATAGTGGTATTATCGCCAATACCATTGTTCCAGGCTCTGTTGTGACTGACCCCGTTGCGACTGACCCCGTTGTGACTGACCCCGTTGCGACTGACCCCGTTGCGACTGACCCCGTTGTGACTGACCCCGATGTGACTGACCCCGTTGTCACAGCCATATAGTATAATTGAAAATATATTAAATTTATCTATTTTCAATTTGAGTTTTTTCGTGTTTTTTTCAACGAGATACTTCTTTTACCTTTACATTTGAATTTCCCTCGAGTGAACCCCTTCTTGTTTACTACATTCTTTGTACAAATACCAATAGAACGTTCTTCATTGACGGGATCTACCTTTTTTATACATTTACATAGTTTAGAAGATAAAATATCTTCTGCTTTTGACTTCAAAATGCGCTTGGATTTTGGTATTGGGATTTTGTAGTAATTTAATATTTTCTCATAATCACCATTTGTCAAACTTGTTGTCATTTGGTTTTTATTTATACAAATAAAATAATTTTATCCATTTCACTTTTAGAAAAAGTGGAGCAAAAATAAAAAGGATTTTTAATATGTGGTAGAGCAAAATGTTTTAGATTTGGCAAAACCTTTCTTACATCTTTGGACAATTAAAACGCCGATTTAATATATCGGTCACAAAGACGACGGTTACCTAAAGACATTCAAAGACGCCGCCGTTAAGGGTCGGCGTTTAGAATGTCTAAAGGTGTAAAGACACCATGTGGAGCAAATTAGTAGTTATTTTGTTCCTATATATAAAATGAAAATTGTCGTATTTGATTTAGATGAAACACTGGGTTATTTTGTTGAATATGGGATATTTTGGGACTGTTTGAAAAAATATCTAAATAAGAACCTAAATCAAAACGAATTTAACGAAATATTAGATCTATATCCAGAATTTCTAAGACCGAACATAATAAATATATTGATTTATTTGAAAGAAAAAAAGGCTACAAACAAATGTCAACAAATAATGATGTATACAAATAATCAAAAAGCATGGGCATCACAACTAATTTCCTTTTTTGAAACAAAACTACACTTCAAGTTATTTGATCAATTGATATCGGCATTTAAAGTGAATGGCAAACGTATTGAAATGTGTAGAACTTCACAAGATAAATCATACAATGATTTGTTGCGATGCACAAAGCTGCCACCAAATGCTGAAATTTGTTTTCTAGACAACTATTATTTTCCAAATATGGTCAATAAGAATATATATTATATAAATTTAAAACCTTACATATACCAATTAAAATTTAGTGAAATGATCTCACGTTTTCTTCAAAGTGAAGCAGGTAAACGCATTGTTCAAGATCCCATAGATTTTGAAAAATTTATGATTAGTGAATATGAACGATACAACTATAAATATACTGAAAAAAATAACGAAGAATATGATTTAGATAAAATAATAGGTAAACAGATCATGACACATTTAGAAGATTTTTTCAAAACAGAAAATAACAAGACAACAAATAACAAGACAAAACGTACGAAAAGGAATACAAAATCAAAAACATTTAGGAGGAAATAACAACTCCATTTTCTACCGATGTAGATGTAGTCGATACAATTTTTTGTACAGCCTTAGTAATATATTGATTTAATGCGGTTGTGGTTAAAATAAATAACCCCGCACTGAATACTATTTTTCGATCAAGCTCTGTAAATTCAATTTTTTGAAATGGATTAAATCTCCATATTAGGAAAAGGCATATATAAATTCTCATATAGTAATCAATTATGTGAAGATATGTTCCAGCACTTGATGAGAGACCAAGATACACCGCAACTATTAACACATATGAGACAATTATAAAAAGGGTAAACAAATTATGTTGTAAATCAAACAGTTTATCTTTGAGTTTCATCTAATATACATTGATAAAACTATTTTTTTTTATTTTTGCTTCGCTTAAAAAACCTTTTAAATGTTGATTTTCTAAAAGATTGTCGTTTTTTATAACGGCGTGTTTTATTAAGTCCACTTTTTCCAGTGTGCTTATGAAAAGTGAATCGTTTCTTATTACCACCCCATCGTTTGGTAGGTGTTTCTATAGTTTCTTCTTCTAAATACTTCATATTTGCTCTATCTTGCGCAGGTATAGATGCTGACCCAGAGTTACACGAGTAATCTAATATATTCACATAACAATTACTCCCCATTATTCGTTTGAGAGTGTCTACAAGTATACTCAATTTAATTGATTCAATTTGTCTTGGGGTTTTCATAGTCAATTTCCATTGCTGTAGTTCTTCAAACATTTTTGTATGGATTGGTTCTAACAATTGTTCCTTTTGTTCAAAAGAAAGACTGAGATTTTTCTCAATGTTGTCGTATTGTCGTGTATATTCATCAGTGTTTAATATGGAAGATTCTCTAATAAGTTCATCTATGATCCGCGACTTTTCAAATATTTGGGAGAATTTTTGAAAATCAGGAACATTCAATAAATTAAGTATTTGACCGGGAACAGGTGGATAAACTAGTTGTAAGGTATTGAATATTTTTTTATGAACAGATATAACAAAAATTCCAAAGACATCAGGAATAAGCCATGACAATACACAATTTCTATCTGGTATAGCAAATAAACCTTTATCAAAGATTAAATTATTGTATACTTTACAAACATCAGCTTTTTCATCACCTAAAAACCTTCGATATTTTGGACGACTGTATTCAGAATATGCGTTCATGAAATCAAATGTAGCCCCATCAATATCACGTTGAAACATTTCTTTTACCTTTAGAAGGATGTGTTCATCTTGCGCAATCGTTGTTATTGTATTTCGAAATCCACCAGCAAGACTAAATAAACGAACATTCTCAAAAATTTCAACTTTATCTGGTGATAAATTTAAATCTATTACCTTTCCATGTGTTTGTATTGCGATAGTAACAATATACGAGTCATTTTGAATACACTCCATTATATATATCCACTTTTAAAAAGTGGAGCAAAATTTTTGTTCTCTTTTTGTAAAAGAGATTTTGTTATATTTTTGTAAAAGATATTTTGTTCTCTTTTTGTAAAAGAAATTTTGTTATCTTTTTCTAAAAGAGATTTTGTTCTCTTTTTCTAAAAGAGATTTTGTTCTCTTTTTCTAAAAGAGATTTTGTTCTCTTTTTCTAAAAGAGATTTTGTTCTCTTTTTCTAAAAGAGATTTTGTTCTCTTTTTCTAAAAGAGACTTGACTAAATCATTCACACATATCTAATGATACATCTCTCTCATCTTTATAGGTTTCAAGAGTTCTTGCGCTTGGATCATTTGTATTTGTGTATTTCGGCATCCAAAAATACGGTACTATATTGCTACAATTTGGATAAAAACGATCAAATATTTGCTTATAATAAATTTTCTCAGTATTTATATGAATTGGGTAGGAACGATTATAATACTTTACAATCCTTTCTTGTAAAATAAGGAACAGTGACCTGCCTTCATTACTTACACCGTCTGAAAATGCCTCTTTTCTACGCCATAAAATTTCATTTGGTAAAATTTGTTTTCCTTCAAAGTTTTGAAAATTCTTAAAATCAAAACTGCTGCGCAATAAAAATTTTTCACACGTGGGTTGCTTCCTAATATTTGCCGGAATTGATAAATAAAAATTAACAAAATCTCTATCAAGAAATGGAGTTCGTGGCTCAAGACCGTGCGATGAAATACATTTATCCGACCGCAAAACATCAAAGAAATGAATATCAGTCAACAATCTGCGCGTCTCCTTGTCAAATTCAATAATATCCGGACAATTGTTCATATACAAATACCCGCCACATAATTCATCTGATCCATCACCGTTAAAAATTACTTTTGCCTCACTATGAGATAAAATATATTTACCCAATAAATAATTTCCTATACTGGCCCGAACTGTTGTTGTATCATAACTCTCAATCGCATAAATAACACTCTCAATCGCATTAAACATTTCTTCTTCGGTTACAATTATTTCCGTGTGATTAGTTTTCAAGTAATCAGCAGCAATTTTTGCGTATTTTAAATCGACTGAACCCTTGAGTCCAATGCTGTAGGTCTCTAATCTATATTCTTGATTATTTTTCTTACAAAAATCATTTACCAACGCCGTAATTAAACTACTATCTAATCCACCGGATAATAAACATGCGATCGGCCTTTCTGTTGCCCCACATTGTTTCTGAACCACTGCGTTCAATTGATTAGAGATACTCTGTAATAGTCCATCAGCCAATGACACATTGTTTACATTTGAAAATACGTGATTGTAAAAACTTTTATTCTCGATTTCCTTTTTCCACGAAAATTGAAATGGCTCCGTTCTTTGAAATATGCTATAAGTTCCAGGTTTAAATTGTTCAATCATATATTGGTGAGGATTATAAATAATAAACGGATCCAAACACTTTAACTCCGACGCAAAACCAACCATTTTATCATTTGCGTATCCACAATCTAAATTTTTTAAATAGTATAGAGGCCTTATACCGTGCGCATCGCGAGCAATATAAACCTTTTCACTTTGCCCACTATCACATCGCTTATCATATAATACAAACGCAAAGACACCATCTAACATTGTCAGGGTTTGTTCAATTCCATACTTTATAAAAAGATGAATAATAACCTCACAGTCAGAACCTGTATTAGGAGTTATATTTATGACCTTGTATAACTCCTTATAATTGTATATTTCTCCATTACAAATCAAAACAATATTATTAAACTCTATCGGTTGATTTGATTCATTATTTAGGCCGTTAATCGCCAATCTGTGAAATCCTATCAACATATTATAATGGGCTTGAAATATGGAATTGTCGGGTCCACGATTTTTTCCCTTTAAAAAATGCCTTTTAATTGTATCTGTAGGCATACCTTGCGGATTGAGAAGAGCAAAAATACCACACATCTTAGTATAAATAAATTATTATCTTTATACACTTTATTATTATTTACAATAATAAATTATAAATAAAATATTTTATGTATTTATATTAATGAACCAGTGCGATCAAAACGCAGACCTTGTATCGATTATACGCAGTCAAACGAATAATAGGATATACAATAGAAATATACCATCTAAACTTTTACAACCCTATATTGATGTTCGGCCAGTTATGACAAAATATTCTTATTTGCCTATTGTCGATCCTAGGAAGGAAATCAAAACACGATTTGAGCAACTTCCAACATACAATTCGGAAAAGATATTCAATCCTGGAAATACCGAGTCCCCATGGTCTGGATTTGCCTCTGGTATAAACTTGGAATCTGAATTAAGAAATCAGGTATTTGCCCTACAAAAATGTAGCCAGGCAACATATGTGCCTAGTAGCAACAGTGATCTCTATAAGGCTCAAATAAACCCGACAATCCAACAACAACAACAACCACATTCTTTGTTGTTTCAAAAGGAATACTTTGATACATTTAACCCAAACCCAAATTCAAAAGTGGTTGGTTCTGGTATATTTCATAATTCGACAAGGGCACAAGTTAAGGAGTTATAGATTTTTTCGGTGTGAATAGTATATGTCTTCTAACGATTTGATAAATAAAATAACATTAGATTATTTATTGAATACAGAACAATATAGTAAGTATAAAAATATTCAAGAAAAAGAAAAACATGTAAACAAGAAGGATAAAAAGTTTTATAGAAAACGTATTTTTAACCTATTTAAGGAGCTATTAACAACGAGTAAACCGCCTGAAAATTTATCACCAGACGTTATTTATATCTTTGACAATTTTTTAAACGCAAGTATACAATATTTTCAAACTTTAGATAAAAGTGACATACTACAGGAAGATTACAAATTTATACATGATATATCGAATAATGATATGAGCAATATAGTCGTTGAAAATGACCAATCTATTGAAAACGCAAATAAATTAGTAATGCGTTCTATACAAATAAACACATTGAAGAACTTTGTAACTAAGAAGGCTTCGAAGACCAAGCTGTTGATTTTACCCAAACAGAGAGAAATCAATTTAAATGATCCAGAATTAAAAACAAAGGGAATTCCAAAGAAAAATATCACTAATAAATATGACGAAAACAAAGACGCGAAAACTGAAAATGGGAAAAAAGAGGCGGAAAACAATAAAGTCCAAACAGAAATTCAAGGCAATCCCCCACCCACTAAGTAAAACTAAGGCAATACAAATTACTGATAGCATAAAACTCGCAAAGTTAAATTGTAGTCCAAAGGGAAAAAATGAAATCAATGAATTTAGTTGTTATACAACATCATCATTGTATAAATTAAGAGATAAATGGAATGCTAGGCATCCAGATTCAAAAATTAATACAAATGATAAAAAGGAAATACATCAAATGTTGACAAACTATTTAAGTAATGTGTGTAATAAGGAATCGTGTTGGTTGAAACAAACGCGTGATTTTGGTAATGTTGAAGAAGAATTCACCGAATCATTTGCCCCCGAATCACCAAAAGAATGGAAGAATAATCCAAATGAGTGGTTAACCAGTGTCGATATAATGAATGTGATGCAACAATACGAAAAGGCCTACAAATGTTTTGATTTTATTGGTCCATCCCCAATCGATTTTGATAAGAGAAAATTATATGGCGAATGTGTCTGGGAAGAATTGTGTAATTTCAATTTGGAAGAAGAGGTAAAGAATGGTAAGACAAAAATTGGCATAATATTCAATACAGATCCACACAATAAGCCTGGAGAACACTGGGTAAGTATGTTCATTGATGTAAAAAAGAGACAAATATCATTTTTTGATAGTGTTGGTAACAAAATTCCCAAACAAATAATGGCTCTAGTAAAGCGTATTCAGTTACAAGGACAAAATATGACACCAAAGTTAAACATGAAGTTTGACCAAAACTATCCAGTTGAACATCAATATGGAAGTACCGAGTGTGGTATTTACTCACTATTTTTTATAGTTCATATGTTAGAAGATAAAATCACGGAAGAATACTTGAAAACACACATATTAAAAGATGAATATATGACAAATTTCAGAAAAATATATTTCAACGATTCGTTATAAAATACATAAATATATTTACTACATAAACATATTTACAGATACTATATTATGTCTGTAAATACGTTTTTACTTGATGTTAATAAACAAATGGTATGGGATCTAATACAAGACGAGTTTATATTGAACGAACATTCACCAGAAACTGTTCAGCGCATAAGCGATGTTTTCAATACAAATATTAAGGGGTTTTATGAATCGGAAAAAAACAAATCAGTCGACCTTTTTGATTTAAATAAGAAATATATATTGACAATACTTGGCTACATAAATAATAACATATTGAAACCCAAACAAAAGCCTAATATGGTTGAAGAGAAATATTATACACATGAAGATATTCAAAATGACAAACGATCTCAATTTGATAAAGAGTTGAATGTGAAAAAAAGTGAGTTTACAAATGCGGTAACCCAAAAAATCCCACCTGTCCCAAATTTTAGTGATACGGTGGATGAACCTATTGTCGAGATGGAAGAAGCTGTAAGGAAGATGGTGGAACAAAGAAAATATGATATTGATCAAATTCCACTTTTAGAAAAAGTGGAGCAAAAACAAAAAGGGGACTTACGGACTCCATTTGAGATACCCGCGGTGGAGCAAAAAAGTACAAGGGGGGTTTACGGGGGCAGTGCCCTCACAGTGGAGCAAAAAAGTACAAGGGGGGTTTACGGGGGCAGCGCCCTCACAGTGGAGCAAAAAAGTACAAGGGGGGTTTACGGGGGCACTGCCCCCGCGGTGGATCAAAAAAGTATAAGGGGGGTTTACGGGGGCGCTGCCCCCGCGGTGGATCAAAAAAGTATAAGGGGGGTTTACGGGGGCGCTGCCCCCGCGGTGGATCAAAAAAGTATAAGGGGGGTTTACGGGGGCGCTGCCCCCGTGTACATAAAAATAGATAAAGAAAATATTATTGACAATAGAAATGATGTCATTGATTTGGAACCTAAAAAACAAATTACTTGGTCTCAAACAAACGATATTATCGAGCAAAATATATTCAGTAAACTAAAAACTTTAAAACCAGAAACAAGCAATTCATTCCAACCAGAATTAGATGAATTAAAGATTAAAATGGAAATAATGAATGCGAATATAAATAAAATATTAGAACTATTGACATCTCTTTTAGAAAATCCGCTTTTGGAAAAAGTGGAGAAAAATCGCTTTTGAAAAAGCGAGCAAAATTTTGTTCCCTTTTTCTAAAAGGGATGATTAGACCATCTTAACAATATGACGTCCATCGGGGCGTAGCTCCATTGTTCCAACTTGAAGTGGAACTATTTTGGGGTCCACAAGAGCAGCTTCAAAGCTCTTCAAGTCATATAATTTCAACAGATTCGCATTCACATTTGTATAAGCATATTCCGTTCCATGATACTTTAGTGTTTTACCTTGTTTTGCTACAGTCGTCTTGTTAATTTTTGAACTAATATCCGTTTGTTCATTCTCATAATCGGGGACATATGAAAATTTATCCTTGGATGGGTTGGCAAAATTAAAGCATTTGCCATCAGGTGAATAAATATAACAATCAAATGCGGACTCTTTTATCGCATCCATCAACTGATTTGTCAAGTTCCCCTTTATCTCAGATATTTCATACAAATATTCGTCACTTGTAACCGGCACCCTGGGATTGCCGCGTTTGCTTAAGTCTTTCAATCGCAATTCTTTTGCGTCATCTGAGTTTGCCTGTTTATCAGTAAATGTCATTAGGTAAACAAAGACTTCGACAGTTTGTAGTTCAATTGGAAGGCTCTTGTGACTACAAATGCGTCGAGCCCTTCCAATTACTTGTTCTGTTCGAACTGGGTGCCAATAAGGCTCCATGATGTGTACATAACGGGTATTTCTCAAATTGATACCTTCGGACCCAGAAGATGTTATCATAAGAACTTTAATAATTTCTCCCATATTATTATTTCTTGCCATTGATTTCAATTTATCGGCAATGTTAGTTGGTATATAATTCCAATCACCGTTGTATATGTTACGAATAATTTCCTTTTCTTCTGCTGTTTCGGTTCCAGTATACAGCGCATAAGTTGGTTTACCAATATCCTCTTCGTCAATATCCATCTCCCAAGAATTTGCGGCATTTCTCTTCAATTTGAATCGGGTGAAGCCATTGTAGTCTAGAACCAAGCTGAAGAGGCCAATTCCTTCAAGTGTACGGAATTGACTATATAATAAATGTAATCCACTGTGATTGGTATCTTGTATATTATCAAGTATCTCTAAAAATTTGGGTCCGTATATAGTGAGACCATCTTTGGATAAAAATTCTTCGGCATTTTCCTGTATATTTTTTATCGCATTATCAATTTGTTCTTTATATGTTGTTCCACCCAATTTATCAAGAACTTCATCACCTTCGACTTCTCCTTCGCGAATATCATTCATATCAACATTTGTTTCGGCTTTCTGGGCTTCTTTCAATATGAGTGAAAAATCACTAACAGGTTCTTCTTCTTTTTCCTTTTCCTTCTCCTTATCCTTCTTTAAAAGTGGATAAGGGCGATCTGGAATAACATAATTACAAAATAAACGTGAAAATATACGATATGTGGAAGATTTCTCTTCGTATACATCACCAGAATTATCACTGCTTGATTGTTTAGGTTTACGTTTCTCTGTTTCGCGCTCCTCTTTTCTTGCTGTTTCATATATTTTGAATTGAAGATCACTCATAGGAACCTTGACGACATGATAATCTACACCCAATTTTTTAGAATACCTTGGCAAAAGGCTTTCTTGTGCACTTCTAAAATAGGACGATAATCCAATAATGCGACGTTTCAAGGAATCTGTATTTATTAATTGAAGTGTATTACCATCAATGTATTGGCGCTGAAAGTATTCCAAGCTATCGGGTAACGCCTTTTTATTCTCAATCTTTATTCCTGTAGGCATAATTTTTATATCTAAACGGTCAAGGGTTTTTACAATGTGGTTCTCAAACTCATCATCACTTACAAAATCGCTGCTAACAACTAGGTCTCCGCTAGCTGTTTTTATTTGATTAGAAACCCCAGAGTAGCCCGTATTAGGTTTCATCTTGTTTTTAAATCCAAATGGATTCCTAGTTATAGTAAGGACTTTACTTGTCGGCGAATAATCCAAATAATCGAGTGTATTTTCACCCATTAATTTTTCTCTCAAGTAATTTTTATCAACCTTGTCACTTGTTTGTATGTTCAGTGGTATCTTCCATGTTTTAATGTATCCACGCAATATGTTGAACAGTATACCAAATTCATTTGGGTAGTTAATCACCGGGGTTCCAGACAATAAAACGATTTTAGCATTTTGTGCTCCCAATAAGTATTCATATAATTTGCTAGATAAAGAAACTGGTGCGCGTTCTTTGATTCCACGATTATTTTCCTTTATAACACGTTCCTTTTTAATTCTATTTACAATGCGACTAATCAAATTATGTGCTTCGTCAATAATAACCACAGCATTATCAAATAGATTATTGCTGAACCCATTTGTGAGCTCTTCTAAACGACTCATTCGTAGTCCATTATAATTAATAAACGTATATTTGCTGCGTATCATTTCGTCTAATTGTTCATCTAGTGACTTTTTTTCAGCTGACGTCATTGTATCATAATTTGGTGGTTTAGTCACATTCACAAACCAAGCGCCGCCCTTTTTTCTTATATATTCAAGGGGTAAATTTAAAATATCGGCAACCATCTTTGTTGACTCGGGGTTTGCCGAAGGCACTAACGAGGAAATCCATTCCCAATATTGATTTTTTCTATATAACGAGTCTCCGCACTTTTTTAACTCTTCCATGTAATTTGTTCTCAGTGATGCAGGTGTCATAATAATAATTTTTTTAGAATTTTTCATTCCTTCGGCAATTGCGATGGATGTGCATGTTTTACCGGAACCAAGACCATGATATAAAAGAAGACCTCGATAGGGTGTATACAAGTTCATGTAGTCTCTCACTATCTTTTGGTGTGTTAGCAATGAAAAATCACCTTGTCCAATAGTATCACACGATATAGATTCTGTATTTTCTTGTAATTCTTTACTATACGGTTCGAACAACGAGTTTATAAAATTTACAAATATTTCGCGATTATTCATATAATATGAGGATGTTTTGACAATTACATTTGGCTGTTGTTTAGGTAAGCGCTTGCTTATATCACCAAATTCTACAGTTGTTTCTGGACCAATTACAGCGACACCTTTTGTAATCTTTTTTCTAATTTTTCGAATTGGGACATCCTGTTGTAAGTCAGGCTCTAAAACCACTTCATTTTCACGGGGGTTTAAAACCCCACTCAACAGCGGATTTGGACTAACCTTTTCCAAAGGTTGTGGGGGAACAAAATTTCGCTCGCTTTTCATAACTTCGTTGGAAAAAGCAACACTTTCTATATTCGGGACCGGAACATCTTCTACTATTTTCAGCTTCTTTTTGCCAATCTTTTTTGCCTTTATAGGTTTAAATACATCTTCTTGTTGTTGTTGTGCCTTTAATACTGGTTTCATTGTGACTTTTGTAATTCCACTTTTTTCAAATTTAGCTAATAAATCCTTTCGTGGAAAAGCAATATCTGTCTCATCTACAATTTCTGGTTTTCCAATTACAACAGCGACTGGTTTTTTATCACCCACAACCGGCTTGTATTTTAATTTTTCTTTCAACGCTTCTAAAGGATTCATTGCTTATATAGAAACCAGATATAAATTTTTTACAAAACAGTCGTATACACTTACAACAGTCGTATACTTACACATCATTTGTATAAACCTTCAACGCTTCATTACAAGCAATTTGTTCAGCCTTGCGTTTTATTTGATGGTGTCCTTTTCCCAAGAACAGAAATATCTTTCCATGTTGACTAACATACTCATGAACGGCTTCAAATGTCTTGAAATCACTAATATCCAATGGTTCTTCTTGAACCGCACAATGAATCGGTTGCCCTAAACACAAATACACACCCATTGTGTAACCTGTTTCGACGGTATGCTGTATTTCAACATAATGAGGCGTCACCTTAAACTCCTTTTGAATTTTCACTTGTAAAATGTTTTTATAGTTGTCATCATTTTGGATAAGTGATACCCAATCAATATGATGCTCAAAAATATTTTCAATGAACTTCTGTGCCATTTGAAAACCAGGACCAGTCACAAATGTATTTTGAAACCAATTCTCTTCATCTTTTACAACAACCTTATTGAAATCTAAAAATAGAGCACCCATAAATGACTCAAACAAACATCCAAGTTTCTTTAAATTTCCGCGAATTTTCTTCTCCTCTGCGTGCTTAGATAAAATAAACCATTTATTCAATCCCATTTCATACGCGACTCTACCAATTGCTTCATTTTTCACAATTGCAATCTTCTTTTCTGTCATAAATCCCTCATTTTCCTTAGGGAATCGACGATATAAATAATACTTTGTTACCAATTCTAATACGCCATCACCCAAAAACTCAAGACGTTCATTGGATTTACTGCTCAGTGGCATACAATCAGGGGGGCGTTCCACAATAGTAATATTTTGTTGAATATTTTCAAAATTGGGGCGTTTGGTATAGGATCTGTGAACAAATGCGCGCTCATAAAGAGCCATATTATTTATCATGGGCGGAATGCCGTATTTCACCAAAATTGCCTCAACTTCAGCCTTTGTAATTTTAATATTTAATGGGTTGTAAGGATTAAATATTAAACCATCTTCAGTTTTAATAATATCATCATCGTGATTGATATCTCGTTGGGTGAACTCGGCCATTGTATATACTGACACTACGTCTTTATATCATTTACAATATATATCAATGTTCTCTTAGTTTAGGAACTCTATAATTAGTGTAATAAAATTGACAAAATAAAATCAACAACCCCAACGTAAATATATTTGATATAATCGCAATCCAGTAATTAAAAACTGTATCTACAGGAGGCTTATAGTAATACAGTGTACTGAATTGAGAAACAAGTTGAAATATCTGTAACCCAGTTATGTATGGTTTTGCCATTTTGAATGATTGAATTTTTAGTAGACAACCAAGATAGTATGAATACATTACAGTGTGAACAAATGAATTGTAAAATGTTGGTATCCATATTGCGTCTCCCTTATAATAATATGCGAAATGCCAAAGAATTGCGGTTCCAATGTGATGATATTTCTGTAAAAAAATCGGTTTCTTTCCACCAAGATAAATCAAAAATGTATCCGTATACTCGTAATATTTAGACAAATAAAAATAAAATACAACCCTGTCAAAGTCTGGATTACTGAAATAATAATTTGACTGAAATACAACACCATTCGCAAGCAAAATATTTGTCATTGACAAAAATGTCCACGCACTGAATGCGATTAATCCCGCGTTGTGAATTAACGTTATATAAAACAGAATATCTGGATGTAATCTCAAATGTGTTGGATAATAAAGATAACCAATTGTCCCTACAACAGGAATTATATGAAGCAACATATTGTTACTGTTAATCTTGAAAATGCTTTTATGTAACTTTGAAATATGATTTGTTCTCCACATGAGGGCTTTGCCCCCGTAAACCCCCTACAATAGATTTGGATCAACTCTCTTTTAAAAAAAGAGAACAAAACTTTGGATCCACCTTTTTCAAAGGTGGATTTCCAAAGGTTGAGTGGATTTTTAAAAGCGAGGTTGGGCAACCCAAATAATCTAGACATAATATAAATGTTTAGCCAGCTATTCGGTCAAAAACCACAACCAAAGCCACAAGAACCAATTAACAAAGAATGTCCAATTTGTCTCAGAGAACGCGAACCTTATATGATGAGAACATTGCGGTGCAACCATAGTGCGTGTAAAGAACATTTGAATTCTTGGGGTTGGCAAAAAAATAGTCGAACAATTCGAAATGCTCGAGGAGAAATAGAAGTGGTTTATGCTCCATTTAGTCAAACATTAACTACTAACTGCCCATATTGTAACCAAGCAGGTATGGTTCCAAAACCATACTTACATCGAACAGAATTTAACCCAAGACACAACGTGTTGGGACTAACCCCAGAACAGTGGGATGATGATTGGAATGATTGGCGATGGGAAGAGTATGATAGAAATTTAGATTTGTATACAAGAAATGATTTTGAGAGGAGTAATCCTGGTTATTTTATAGATGATGCAGACCCTTGGCCCGAAGATGTTTATCTTGAAGAAATCGCAGATAGAGTACAAGATGCTGAAAAACGTAGAAATCAGCAAATACAAAATTATTTATACGCGAAGCAGTTCCCTCAATATGCGAATTTACAACCAGATGAAGAACTACGTTACAAAAGAATGATAGAAAATCGACGCGAATTACGGTCTCTGGGTTTTGAGCCAAAAGATGCCCGCGAACTTTCTAGACAAATTGAAAAGGGTGAAACAACTTTAGCGATTATACGTGCGAGAGTACAACCAATGTTTCGTATTCCCATAAGTGGGGCTAGTGGGGGCGGAAGCAAACGCGGAAGAAAACTTAAAAAACGAAAGCGCAATAAATCAAATAAGCGGAAGTAACATGATTTTTATATACGATTAAAATTGAAATATATTTCGATTGAAAAGTATATACCAATGGAGGAGTATATACCAATCGAGGAATGGAAAAATATCACAGATTTCCCTAATTATCAAGTGTCATCATTTGGGAATGTAAAGAATGTAAAAACTGGACGAATTTTGAAGGCCGCAAACCAAGGTGGTTATTATCAAGTTGTGTTATCTAATAAAATTACAAAATCCCAAATGGTTCATAGAATAGTAGCTAGTGCGTTTTTAGATAATTTAGAAAATAAACCTCAAGTAAATCACAAAGACAAAAACGGTTTGAATAATAATTTATCCAATTTGGAGTGGTGTACAAATTTAGAAAATAGTATACACAGAAGCGCGGGAGTAACGCAAACTACAAATCAAAACTTATCTGTTTGGAGAATTGATTTGATTACCGGGGAGAAATTAGAAAAATACAATTCACTTGAACTTGCAAGCCAATGGTTGTTTGACAATCATTTCAGCAATAATTTAATGAGCTGTAAAACAGGAATTAGTTGTGCGGTTAGAGGTGTTTATAATATTTCGTGTGGTTTCAAATGGGAAGTTGATAAGGGAGAACCCATCGATAATGAAATTTGGAAAGAAATAAATATTGAAAATGTAGATACATCGGGATACTTTATATCTTCTTTAGGAAGATTCAAAAATAAAAAGGGAGTAATTATGGCTGATTACAAACCACATCACAGTGGTTATATTTATGTAAGAGTAAATATACAAAAATATGCGTTACACCGGTTGGTTGCTTTAGCATTCTTAGAAAATACAGATAATAAGCCAATTGTAAACCACATAGATGGTAATAAAACAAACAATCATTTAGATAATTTAGAATGGGTAACAGCTTCGGAAAATAATTCTCACGCTCATGAAATTGGACTAACAACAGGACATACGAGAAAAATAATTCAATATGATTTAGAAATGAATCAAATCAAAGAATTCAAAAAAATAAAGGAAGCAAGTGAAGTGTTAAATATTAGTTTGAGTTGTATTAAGGATGTTTTAAATAAGAAACAAAAAAGTTCAAAAGGATTTATATTCAGGTATTTAGAATAAATAATCAAGTATTTAGAATAATTAAAATAAAAATAAAATATTTATCTAGTGTATAACATGGTCTATATGTCGGGAAGTAAAAGTGCACGAAATGCTGCGTCAATTTGCAACAGAACCAATACATGTGGTGGCGGAAAAAAGGCGGGGCTCGCCCCCAGAATTGGCTTCTTTATGCAGTCGAATCCTACGTTAAGGAGGGCGCCCCAGAGTATCCCCAAGATTTGCGTTCCTAACAGGACGGTTCAAACGCAGAAATACGGGTACCACGCGACTCACGGTGGAAACATGGGTTAATCTTTCTACTTTGTGAAAAAAGTGGAGCAAAATGGGTCCCTTGGGAACCCCGTGGTAGAGCCCAAAAATGGTTATATTTTTATGTTACCTTTTAGATAACATAAAATTTAATAGGATGTGTTACTCTATATTTTTCATGAAGTTATGAAAAATGTGAAAAGTATTTAAAAAGTATTTATTATAAATATCAAATGAATATTCGTATCGATATTCGTGAACATGATTTAATCAATTTATGTAAGACCGACAAAGAGGATATCGAAATAACAACCGAAACACTGCCTATTGGTGACATTATATTAACCCACAAAGGTGTTGACAAAGTTATAATCGAGAGAAAATCCATAGCTGACCTACTCGCAAGCATTAAAGATGGACGATATGAAGAACAATCCTATCGATTGAGTGGTTCCGAATATCCCAACCATAACATAATTTACTTGATTGAAGGTGATATTAAGAGATACCCGAAAGAAAAGCAAATGATCTATTCAGCGTTATTCTCATTGAATTATTATAAAGGATTTTCGGTTCTAAGAACTAATTCATTACAAGAAACAGCAGACTTCATTTTGAGTATCGCAGTCAAATTACTAAAGAGCGAAGCAAGGACACCGTATTATTCAAATGATTTCGCAAATGAAAAAGAAAAGGAAAAGGATAGTAACGATAAAGATTATGTAAATGTTGTAAAGAAGATAAAGAAGGATAACATAACACCCAACAATATTAATGAAATCATGTTATGCCAAATTCCTGGCATAAGTTCCACCGCAGCAATTGCTATCATGGAACAATTCAAAACTATCCCCAATTTAATTACCTCTATACAAAATGACCCCAAATGTTTGAGCAATGTTTGTTTTACAAATACAAAAGGCCAGTCGAGAAAAATTAATAAAACCTGTACCACAAATATTGTGACATATTTACTCAATCAAGAAGCTTAGATCATCCACTTCCACCTTTCATAACGGTTGAGCCAAACATAATTGTGGTTTTTCTCCAAGGGTCGCTTCGGGAAGCCCACATATTTTTAAATGTATATATACTATAATGAAGGGGCATATGGAAAATATAATAATATTTATTGCTATATGTTTGTTAGGATACATAGTATTTAGCAAGTTGAGAACAACAGGTGTTCTGGAAGGAATGGAAAACGCAACTGACACTGATAATGGTATTGCCGGAGGCGCCGCATCATATGGTGCGTCAATAAAGGCGAATGCTATTAAATCTCAAGATACCTTACTCATTAGCAAATACAGAAAGGACTATGAGACCGCAATTTTAAATTTAGATGATTTTGTCAGTAATCTCATGCTGGAGACAACTCTCTCGATTGATCCCAAACAACCGATGGTTGGACTCAAAAAGTTGGTTGATTTGAACCAGTCCAAGGTTGCGCTCAATTCGGTAATGAAATTTGTTGATAGCCATTAAGGCACCGCAATGCTGACTTCATTTTCGGCATAAAACCCCTTATCTACTAATGATTGAGTATAGTCCGCACCGCCCCAATTTGGGTCCATGGGGTTTGGGCTATATAACATATTTTCTTGTTGTTGATCCATCACATCCAAAGGTGTTGTTGTTCCAACATAATACGATGTTTGGTCATGAGCAGGAATCGAATTAGTATTATAAGGTGGGTCATTACGCGTGGCGTCTATCAAAAGCTGTTGATTTGGGTATGCTGGTATACCAGGAGTTCCCATTGTAATACTGGGAGGTAAACCGCCTTGGGGTTCGCTCACGCTTGGCCGGATCTTATAGACTTCATTCCCCTGCGCATCATACGTCTGTTGTAAATATAATACTGGGCAACGAATACCTTGACTTCGCTGCCAATCTAAAAATTCAGTGTAATCTTCTAAATTTTCAAATTCAACTGGGTTTACACCAGGGACCTTGACTAATTTTGAGTTATACAAATAAAACCTGGAATCTTTTTGTATTAATAAATTTGGGCACCGAGCCTGATTTGTCATTCCTTCGTAATATTTAGGGTCATCACTTTTGGAATAAAAATACAATCCAATTAAAAATATTATTATACATAAAAACGTTAACAATGTCATATATACTTAGTAAATATAATTTTCTATTGATATTTTAGAATGAAATTTTTAAATATCAATCAAAATAATAAAAAACTAATTACTGATTTGAATCATCATATTAAAAAAAAAGACCCGATTTTTATTTTATTTTATATGGAAGGGTGTGGACCTTGTAATGCCGCGCGTCCAGAATGGAAAAAAATAGAAAATGTATTGGGGGATAAATACAAGGAACGCGAAAACTATATTGTTGTTGATATTGATCAATCACTAATGGATGGTATTGAAGGATTAAAAGATAGCCCTGCCGGTTTTCCAACAATACGATATATGAATGGTAACGATTATACACCATATGAAAGCAACCGAGATATTGATTCATTCGTAAAATGGATAGAGTCAAATATCGATCAAAAACAATCGGCTAGTAAACATTCTGGTGGGAATAAAACTAAAAAACGAAAACGTAAATCGAGAACAAAGAGCAAAAAACGAAGAAAGAGTAAAACAAAGAATAGAAAATAATATCGAGTAATAATAATGTTGTATAATTATTATTATCTGGCAATTCAAAACTGGTGTTCAGTTGAAAATCAAATCCATGGTCTTTGGCCAGATTTGACACCAAATAGTTATCCATCATTTTGCGATGGCCCACAGTTTAATTTTACTGAATTACAAGAATCTCCAAAATATGATACATTAGCGAAGGTATGGACCGATTGTTCCTACGATGAAACGATTTCCTTATATGAACATGAATGGTCCAAGCATGGTACATGTGTTTTTGTGGAAACTGGAATTGGTCAAAATGAATATTTTGAGACGGCTCTAAAATTATTTGAGCATTCACCAGATGGTGGTTGCTTTGATTTACAATTTGAACCGTTTGATTGTTCAACACGGGGGCGAGCCCCCGTAAACCCCCTTTCCATAAGAATTGAGTAACTTTGTGACCTTTGGGGCCCCATAATTCCCACAATGGTTTTGGATCCACCTTTTCTAAAGGTGGAAAAAATTGAAATTAAAACAAAGAAACATAATAAACGTATAGCAATAAAAAATCAAATGGAGCATGTATTCCGCGTTTTCGATTTCAACGTATACAACGAGACAAAATCAGCACAGGAAAGTTCCAGTGAGGATGATGATACAGAAACTTCATCTGGCTTCAAAATACAAATATTTGGGGTAAATGAACAAGGGAAAACATGCTCCATTATCGCTGAGAACTTCAAGCCGTTCTTCTATGTTATGGTAAATGATAAGTGGAATACACAAACCAAAGAGGCATTCTTGGCACACATTCAATCAAAGATGGGTAAGTTTTACGAAAAGTCGATTACAAATTGTATTATTGTAAACCGAAAGAAGTTGTATGGTTTCGATGGAGGAAAACAGCACAAGTTTGTTAAATTTGAATTTTCCAATATTAGCGCATTCAACAAGGCAAAGAATTTATGGTATAGTGACTACCAAAAGGGGCACACTTTGTTAAAAAGCGGGTATATTTTCAACAACTGTGAAACACGATTGTATGAGGCAAATATTCCTCCGTTGTTGCGTTTCTTCCATATCAAGGAAATGAGTCCATCTGGTTGGATTTGTATTGCCAAAAAGAAGGTGATTGAAATAACTACAAAAAAGACAACGTGTGATTATGAGTTTGTTACGTGCTATAAGAATATTCGGCCACTCAATGACAAGGAAACGCGTGTTCCCTACAAAATCATGAGTTTTGATATTGAAGCAAGTAGTAGTCACGGCGATTTTCCGGTTCCAATCAAATCATACAAGAAACTAGCCACCAACATAGTTGAGTATTTTGAAAATTTAGATTGCCCATCGTTATCACCACAAATCTGTAGTCCGTTGTTAAAAAAGATTGTATTGGCAGCATTTGGATACGAACAAATGACAGAAATTGACACAGTATATCCTAAAATGAAACCCAAGTCGAGAGACGTTATCGATAGGTTATGCGATCAACTGATTACAACACAGGTTAGAAATATTGTGAAAACACAAGAAAATAAAGAGTTACTCACTCTGGAAACATACTTTGAACATGTAGATTTAGATGATGAAAATGACGCAAATACATCATTTTATAAACCAAAATCAAACATTGATAAAAAAACTACGGTTGTTGATATTATTTGTGACGCAACATTTGACAGAACAAATAAAGTTGATGAAATTAATAATGCGTTGAATTGCGTATTCAAATCATTTAAACTTGAGGGTGATAAGGTAACATTTATTGGATCCACTTTTATGAACTATGGTGATGCTGAACCGTATATGAATCATTGTATTGTTTTGAACACATGTACGCCATTGAGCAATAGTATTATCGAATCATACAATACAGAAAAGGATGTATTACTTGCATGGCAAAAATTAGTTCAACGTGAAAACCCAGACATTATTATTGGATACAATATATTTGGTTTTGATTACAACTTTATGTTCCAACGAGCCCAAGAAAATGGATGTGAAGAAGAATTTTTAAAATTGTCTAGAAATAATGATGAGATTTGTGCGACTAAGGATCAAGATACTGGTAAATACAAGTTGGAAGAAACGAGTATTCAAATTGCTAGCGGACAACACGACTTAAAATTCATTAAAATCAATGGACGCCTACAAGTGGATTTGTACAACTTCTTCCGTCGAGAAGAGAATTTGACGTCGTATAAGCTAGATTATGTTGCGGGTCACTTTATTGGTGATTATGTAAAGTCGTTACATCATGATAATATGAAAACTGAAATAAAAACTACAAACATGACAGGTTTATTGGAGGGAAGCTTTGTTCATTTTGAAGAAATTGGACACAGTGTCGATTATTATGAGAGTGGCGCAAAATTCAAAGTGATCGAAGTGAACAAGGCTAATGGGACATTTATTATTGATGCTCATGTTAGTCCCGACGCAGCAAATAAAAAGGTGCGTTGGTGTTTGGCAAAGGATGATGTAACTCCCAAAGATATTTTCACAATGACAAATGGAACAAGTGATGATAGGGCTGTAATCGCAAAATATTGTCTTCAAGATTGTAACCTGGTTCACTATTTGTTCAATAAAGCCGACATTCTCACCGGATACACAGAAATGGCGCGAATTTGTAGTGTTCCAATCAATTTCTTGGTGATGCGAGGTCAAGGTATCAAGCTGACGAGCTACATTGCCAAGAAATGTCGTGAAAAGGGCACACTTATGCCAGTGATTGAAAAGGGGGACATTGATGACGGATATGAAGGCGCTATTGTTTTAGACCCAAAATGTGACTTATACTTGGACAAACCAGTCGCATGTGTGGATTATGCGTCACTATATCCGTCATCGATGATTAGTGAAAATTTATCTCATGACAGTAAAGTGTGGACAAAGGAATATGATATGGCAGGAAATTTAATTGAAGAGACGGGGGAACAAGACGATGATGGGAATTTCATCTATGACAATTTGCCAGATTACGAGTATGTAAATGTTACATATGATACATACAGATACATACGCAAAACCCCTACATCAACCACAGTTGAAAAGGTAAGGTCTGGAACTAAAATTTGCCGATTTGCCCAATTTCCCGAAGGAATGAAGGCGATTATGCCGTCTATTCTGGAAGAGTTATTGATGGCACGCAAAACCACACGCAAACAAATCCCATTACAAACGGATGAATTTATGAAGAATGTTTTGGATAAGAGACAACTTGGATACAAAGTGACCGCAAATTCATTGTATGGTCAATGTGGAGCAAAGACTAGCACTTTCTACGAGAAGGATATTGCCGCCTGCACTACATCAACAGGTAGATTGTTGCTCATTTATGCCAAAAAACTGATTGAAGAATGTTATGGGGATAATGTTTGTAATACAGCGAACCACGGACCAGTTCTTACAAAGGCCGAGTATATTTATGGTGATAGTGTTGCAAATTACACACCGATTTATATAAGAGTGGATGGACAATTGGAAATTTTAACAATTGAACACCTTGCTGAAAAGTATGGAAATAATAACTGGATCATGTGTCAAGAAGAAGGAAAACAGGAAAAGGAGTTTTGCGAGTTGTCAGGAGTTGAGACTTGGACAGAAAAGGGTTTCACTAAACTTCATAGGGTGATTCGCCATGGATTAGCGTCACACAAGAGGATGGTGCGCATTCTAACTCATACCGGTGTTGTGGATGTCACTGATGACCATTCACTAATACTGAAAAATGGTGAAGAGATTTCACCAAATAATATTGAAATTGGTACTGAATTGTTACATCATGCGTTACCATCTATCGAGAATGGTATCAATAACATAACTATAGAAGAGGCACAAATAATGGGTTTCTTCTTTGGAGATGGAAGTTGTGGTCAGTATTGCTGTCCTTCTGGTAAAAAATCATCATGGGCATTAAATAACGCATCAACCGAATTGATCGACAAGTATTTGAAACTATGCCAAACTGCGTATCCTGATTTTGGATGGGTTGTCTTACCAACATTGGAGAGTTCTGGTGTATTCAAGTTGTCGCCAAAGTGTGATATGTATGGATCAATCGTAAAATTTGTTAAGTATTACCGAAGAAAAATGTATACGAATAAATCAAAGGTGATCCCTAACGAAATAATGACAGGTTCTGAAGCTATTAGAAGAGCATTCTTCGACGGTTTGTATGACGCGGATGGAGATAAAGATGACAATGGATATACAAGAATTGACCAAAAAAGTCAAATTAGTGCTGCGTCAATATGTTGGTTGGCGACAAGCATCGGCTATTCAACTTCCATAAACACGCGGAGCGATAAACAGGATATTTATCGTATCACAATGACTAAGAAAAAACAGAGAAAGAACCCAATCGCTGTGAAGAAAATTGTTCCTATCAGTTATGAAGGCTATGTATATGATTTGACGACTGACAACCACCACTTTGCTGCCGGTGTTGGAAATATCATTGTACACAACACGGATTCTGTATTCTTCACATTCAACTTACAGACCCCGGAAGGAAAACCAATTCGCGGTAAGGAGGCACTTGAAATCACAATCGAACTCGCGCAAGAAGCAGGTCATTTGGCCTCAAGTTTCTTGAAGGCTCCACATGATTTAGAATATGAAAAGACATTTATGCCATTCTGTTTGTTATCAAAGAAGCGATATGTAGGAATGTTATACGAGACAGACCCCAATAAATGTAAACGAAAGGAGATGGGTATCGTTTTAAAGCGACGAGACAACGCACCAATTGTAAAGGATATTTATGGTGGTATCATTGACATTTTGATGAAACAACAAAATATTGGTCAGGCAATGGAATTCTTAAAATCATGTTTAAAAAACATAGTTGATGAAAAATATCCAATGGATAAACTTATTATCACAAAATCACTGCGATCTGGTTACAAAAATCCCAAATCAATTGCGCACAAAGTGCTCGCAGACCGAATTACCGCAAGAGATCCGGGAAACAAGCCTGCCTCTGGCGATCGTATCCCATATGTATATATCAATGTGCCTAATAAGAAGGCATTACAGGGTGATAAGATTGAAACACCGTCATTTGTTTTAGAACATGGTTTGAAAATTGATTATTCGTTTTACATCACAAATCAAATTATGAAGCCGGTCCAACAAGTATTTGCGCTAGTTCTTGAAAAAATGTGGGAATTACAAAATAAAAAGCCGAAAATTATGAAATACAAAAAGGAAGTTGAAATATTGAGACGAGATACAGATGAAGATAAATTCGCAGATAAGTTGGAACAATTGAGAAATAAGGAGGTCAAAGCACTATTGTTTGACGAATATTTGAGAGAAATTAACAATGACAGTCAAGGTGTTCAAAGCTTGATGAAATTCTTTGTGAAAACCAACATTTAAAAATCCACTTTTGGAAAAATAACTTTTATAAAAATAACTTTTAGAAAAAGTTATCAAAATTTTATCCCCTTTTTTAAAAGAGAAGCGAGCAAAATCAACCTTTATTTTATTCAACACGGAGGGCAAAGCCCTCGTTTTTCTCCACTTTTTCAAAAGTGGAAACAATTCATTTATTACTTTATTTTTTACAAAGTGATAAATATATAGTATAGAGAGATTTACATGCGCCGTGTCCCCACACGATAACCTCGTGCGTTGTATCGACTATCAATAAATCCTTCCTTTTCAAGTTTGGCCAGGATCGCATTAACATTTCGTTCGTGCTTAGCCGCAATTTCTTGAACAGTCATTTCCAATAGTTCATATTCTCTCTGTAAAGCAAGTATCTCATTAATATTCCACTTAAAATTCGCACGTCTTGCCATGTAATCAATCATATCACCTTTTTATATTACTTTCTTAATATGTTAGAACATATCCATACCCCCAATAATAACCACATATTCTCAATCATGGACGCACCGGTAGAAATCATCCATCGAAATGCCTGACAATGTGGAGATGTTATTAGAAATGGTGACGCAAAAAAACCAGTCCAACTATATGGTACACACATTTGAACATACAAATATGACGATAAATAGTGTAAACAAATCCAAATAATATACACACCGCTCATTTGAACTAACTGAATTAATTTCTCAATAATCATTTTTGAGAAATTACAATTTGCAAAAGCAGTTAAGAAATCTCGGTCCGTTTCTAAAAATGATTCATCATCGTCGTATCGGTCTTGTTGCCGCATAACTAAGTGTATAACAAAATATTCTTTATTATTGTTTGAAATATAAATTGTCCCAAAACACGATACTAATAAATAGAATTATTTGAACTATCAAATAAACGATATATACTATATTGAATTCTAGTAGGATTTTGAGAAAATACTTGACCCAAAGCCGTTTCAGTCGTTTCCCTATCATCTGGTATGGTTTCTTCACTCACAGCAGAAGCATCTTGACCTGTTGTATAATCCCTTATATCATACCTACATACTGGACACCTACAATTAATTCTAAACCACGAGTTAAAATCATCAGTATTGAACGCATGACCACAGTGACGTATGATTGTAACCTCGCTATTATCATTAAATGTTTCAAGAGTTATAGGACAAGTTGTGTTAGTGGGTCTTACAATGTCTCCATATCGAACCGTTCTAGATGCTCTGTTAATTTGTTCTTGTGTCGGGTATACATTTACAGGTGTAAAAAATTCGCGAATGATATATGAAGCATATGTATCAATACTTGTATTATCAACATAATTTGAACTGACATCAGCATATGATATACTATCCATGCGAGGCCTATTCGCTACAGGGGGTATAAAATGTGTTGTGTTTTGTCTGCCATTATTTCGATTTATAGTGTTTACAAGTGCTCTTCTCACATCAGTATTGAATTGTTCTGTATTAGGTCTGCTGCCCCGATACTCTGTGTGATTTGTGCGATTTCTACGATTGTCTTCGCGTCGAGAATCGTCACGACTTCTGTAATTATTATTAGAAACCCGAGGAGGTTGATTAAAACTTGTTCTACGACTATTTGACAATTGAACTAGGGCATTGCGTATTTCATTATTTTGGTAATTTAAATTCTCAATTACGCGTATATTCTGGTTATACATATTATTCAAAGATTCGAGGAGTAATGCGTCAGTTATACTAGTCGATGAATTCATATACAATATTAATATTAAATCTGTTTAAATACAATCGTATTAATAATACAAGTAATGGACTTTGAGCAATTTAAAAATAAAGGATTGAGTGGATTAGCAAATTTAGGAAATACATGTTTTATCAATTCGTGTATGCAAGTTATATCTCACACATATGAATTAAATACCTTACTGAACAATGAAAATTATAAAAGGAAACTTCAAAATAAACCCGACTCGGCGCTCTTGCTAGAATGGGATAATTTGAGAAAGATATTATGGAATGAAAATTGCGTGGTATCGCCTGGAAAATTCATAAAAACTATTCAAAGAGTTGCGGGAGTTAAGCACATGGACATGTTCACTGGTTTTTCACAAAACGACGTGCCGGAGTTTTTGCTATTTATGATTGATTGTTTTCACACATCATTAGCGAGAGAAATTAAAATGAATATAAATGGAACTGTTGTGAATGAAACAGATAAAGTTGCTGTGAAGTGTTTTGAAATGATTCAAAATACGTATACAAAAGAATACTCGGAGATATGGAATATCTTTTATGCGGTTCACGTATCAACGATTCATTCTTTAGAAACAGGAAAACAATTACAGCTGACACCAGAACCATATTTTATGATTGACTTGCCAATTCCAGCAAATAACAAGTCTCCCAGTTTGATTGATTGTATGAACTTGTATTGTGAAGGCGAGATATTAAAAGATGAAAATGCGTGGTATAATGAAGAAACCAGTAAGAAGGAGAATATTCAAAAGAAAATATCATTTTGGAGTTTTCCAAGTGTATTAGTAATTGATTTGAAGCGATTCGATTATCGAGGCAGAAAAAATCAAATTCTTGTATCATTTCCAATTGATAATTTAGATTTATCGAGCTATGTAGTTGGTTACAAGAAGAGTAGTTATGTGTATGATTTATATGGCGTGTGTAATCATAGTGGAGGGGTATTGGGGGGACATTATACGGCATATGTAAAGAACGCAAACGGAAAATGGTATCATTATAATGATACATCTGTCGCAGAGGTTAACATGATTGAGTCAATTGTTTCGCCGAAGGCGTATTGCCTTTTTTATAGAAAATCCACCTTTTAAAAAGGTGGAGCCAAACAAAACCTAAAATCCACCTTTAGAAAAACGGGGGTAAGTCCCCTCCCGAAGGGTGCCCCCCACATCAGATTTGGACCAACCTTTTTCAAAGGTTGGGTGGATTTTCTAAAAGTATATATATGAACGTGAACACAACATCAACAACTGATCCAGTATATATGTATGATTATATGAATCAAGTCGTATTAAATCCTGTAGTATTTATTATAATATTTCTAATCATTGTAGCATATTTTGCCTTGTTCTCTTCTTTAGGAAATAACAATGATGGATATATGAATACTGAAAATAGCTACGGAGGCGGCATGTCAATATTTGCTATAATTATTGGTGTAATTCTTTTACTATTGATTGTTTCAAATGCTTTTCAGTATTTTTTCAGTATTAATGTTACAGCATACATTAAGGACTTTTTTACAAATAAACCTAAAATTGATATAGTTGTTGATCAAACGAATACACAAGGCTTACCTCCTCCTGTCCCCGAAATTCTTCGTAAAAAACAGGTATTCAATATACCAGGCAACACATATAATTACAAAAATGCGAAGGCATTATGTACCGCATATGGATCACGATTGGCCACATATAAAGAAATAGAGGGAGCATATGATAAAGGTGGTGAATGGTGTAATTATGGTTGGTCAGATGGACAAATGGCATTATTTCCTACACAGCAAAAAACATTTGACCATTTACAAACCATACCTGGACATGAGCAAGACTGTGGACGTCCGGGTATCAATGGGGGTTACATGATAAATCCCCAGCTTAAATTTGGGGTAAATTGCTATGGATACAAACCAAGAATTACGGGTGAAGAAGAAGAACTTATGGAAAATACAACACCATATCCATTAACAGCAGAAGATATTGCGTTTCAAGCGCGTGTTGATTATTGGAAAAACAAAGTAAACGAAATTTTGGTATCGCCATTTAATTCGGGATCTTGGAGTGCATAAATTAATAATTGAATTGATATTTCAACTATTAATTATATATTCATTATGTAAAAATATACACCACAAACAAGGAATATTAGAATTATAAAACCAAATGAATTTGAAAACAATAGTTTGTTATCAACCAAAATACAGCATATTGGACATTTTTTATTTATGCTAACCCATGTCTCCAAACACACATTGTGAACCCACCCGTCACATTTACACACTTTCACATATATTTGCTGTTCTTTTAATCGAGGTATAATCCCTGCTTCATTTTGTAAACATATGAAACACTCAGGTTCTTTGCTTATCAAAATCTCATGTGTATCATCGCACTCTTTAACAATTTTTATTTTTTTTTCAATTTTATTATTACTTCTCATATGTAAATTTCTTACTTAGTTTTCCTCGATTTTTGACGAATCGATTTTTTATACGCTCGCCTTGTTTTTCTCTTTTCTGTTTTATTCTCACCGCTAACCATTTTTAACAATTCGTTATAAAGATTATCATCTACTACGTCAGAATCGTCATCGTCATCATCATTAGAACTGCTTCTTTTTCTATTATGAGAAACAGACCCACCCCTGTAATAAAGAGAAGTGGGAATAACAAGGTTATCAAATAGGTCAGCAACATTGTTTTTATTTGACCCGCCTTGTTGATTCAATGTGGTTATAGGAGATATACCATTATTTAAAAAATAATTTTTTATGCTAAAACCACCACTATATATTCCTTTATCCGGTTCACTATTGAAAATTAAATCGCCTGGCTCCATATACAATAGATACACAAGAAATTAGTTTTAAAACCGCTTTATTTCAGGAGATACCTTTACCGCTCGCTTTTGCTTCAAATATTGAATAATTGTTGCCACTTGGTCTTGATTTTTGATAATGCCGCCTAAATTTGTCTCTAAAAATTTGTATGTTAATGGTTCGGGTACATTCGTGGTAGTGAATTTCAGACGACCATCGCCAATTTTTATTGTGGCGTTTTCCAAGTTATTTTTGGATGCTTGATCAAGGATTGAGTCTGTTAAATTTTTGCGTTTCTCTCGTAGGGTCTTAACTTGTTCATTTAGTACCTTTAATTGATTATCTGTTGACACCCATTGTTGAATTTGATGTTCGAAATTCATATTTATAAAATATATAAAAAATTTGTGTATTATATGTATTATGACCAAAATTTATGATGAACTTGAAGCACGACAAAAGAGAATACAAGAACTACATACAACCATGTTTGTTATAGAAAATGATCTTCAAGATTATTATAATAGAAGAGGGTGTATGTTTTTAATGTCAATATGTTTTATAGAAAAGAATTTAATACGAGAACAAAAAATCATGTTAAATGATATCCGCGAAGAATTAGTCAAATTACAGACAATTGCTGAATAAAAACTATAAAACTCTTGCTGTAATATATATATATATATATTATACATGACATTATCAAAAGTGGCGCTATTCGCAAATGTGAGAGATGAGAAGCATATAAAAGAATGGGCAGCTCACCATTTATTAATTGGATTTGATATTATCGTTTTATTTGATCATAAATCAAAAACTCCACTAAAAACAGTTTTTGCAAAATTTGATAAACGAGTTATAATTCTAAATGTATCACATCTTAATAATGGTATCAAAATGCCACTTATGAATAATGCCGCAAAAATAGCAAAACGCTTGAATATAGATTGGATGATTTATTTAGACGCTGACGAGTTTTTAATACTACATGATAAATTTAGGGGAGTTAAACATTTTTTAACCCAATATCCTCACGCTCACTCATTAGGTGTGAACTGGTTGATGTTCGGTTCTAATTATTTAACTAAAGAACCCAAAGGACTCATATTTGAAAATTATACAAAGTCTAACACAAAACTAGATAAACACGTAAAGAGCTTTGTGAGACCAAGAGAAATAGTAGACTCGATAAATCCACACTTTTACAATATTCGAAATAAGTCAAGGATGTATGGTATAAATAACGCAATAATTGGTAATTGCCCACAATTCAATGTTGTTAATTTATCGTATGATAATACACCTGCATATATTGCGCACTATGTATACCAATCAGAAGAAACGTATACCAATAGAAAGTTGTTGTTGCCAAGAGATGATACTGGTATAAAACGACCAGCAGAAGATGTGAAAAAAATACACAATCAATTCAACGACTGTGAAAATTTGAAACCAACAACAAAATATACAGACAATATCAAAAAATTTCTATCGTTCTACACAAACTTTTAGAAAAAGTTATCAAAATTTTTCTCGCTTTTTTTACACCTTTTCTCTTTGAAAACGCCCATTCTGGGGCGTTTTCACGAAACGCAGGCACTGCGTGCCTTGTGTCAGCGAAAAGTAACGGTTCCATGCGCATTTCTTTACTACGTTCATAACTTGTGAGAAATGCGCAAAGGTGTAAAGCATTTTTATTCAACAACACATCTAGCAATCACCGCACCATAGGGTCTCTTCGCACAGCATCCATCTTGACAAATGTATTCTAGAACGCCGACCTGATCGCTCAGTCTCTCTATCTTTGCTTTGTTTGTCGCTCCCCACTTTTCGTCAAGACTAGGTGTCACACTTAAGTAGTGCTTGTAAGCTGCGCTATGACTTGTGAATACGCGAACTAATGGTGCCCACATATCACTTGGAGTGCTGTTGCACCCATATTCAGTAACAGTGTATACAAAGGTGGGCATTATTGATTGTTGTTGTTAATAATTTATTAACAAAAACTATTTCATTTTTTTCGCTTTTGCACATTGATTCAACTCGAAAACGTAATTTCACATTTAGTACAATATTTGATATTCCGGCCTTTATCCAGAGAAATATCAACGTAATCCGTTATAATGTTGTGATCGCAATTATTGATAAAAAATATATTGATTGTGTTAAGAATCCTAGTTTGATCATTCATATTCATAGTTTGATGCGCCTTTACGTAATGCTTAATACTGATTAAATCATTACAGTTAAAAATATTAGTTTTATCATTCGTATTTATAGTTTGAGACATTTTCACGTATTTCTTAATGCTTGATAACTCATTCGCCTCCATTTATATATTAACAAACGAACAACCTCTCTATCTAGTTTTCGCAATAGTGTCAAACTCCCATTTTGCTCCACTTTTTAAAAAAGTGGATTTTTAAAAGTTATTTATTTCTTCTTCATGCTCTTCGCAAGATGATTCAGCCCAACCAGAGAAAACGGGACAGCCGCCTGGTTGAGGATTCCGGCGAAAAATCCACCCTTTTTACTCTTGCGAGACCTACGAGACCGTTTGCCGCCACTCATTTTGTAAGACGCAGACGGGGAAGGACCCAGGTTTTGGCCTTGGGCGCCAACAGCTGCGTTAGATTGGAATTTTCCATCAATACCAGCCTGGTCAAAGACCCTGGAAAACTGAGCATCACCAGACCCGTTCACGGCTTCACCGTAAGTAGTCGCAGATGAATACGATGACGGATTAGGTGCATTCATACCACCTTTCATGGTTCTAGACCTTCCCCTGGACCTAGACCTTCCAATAGACCTAGACTTTCCCATAGACTTAGACCTAGACTTTCCCATAGACCTGGACCTAGACTTTCCCATAGACCTGGACCTAGACTTTCCCATAGACCTGGACCTAGACTTTCCCCTAGATCTGCTTTTAGATGCGCTCCTACTTCTTTTCATACTCCTGCTTGCCATTTATATAGATTGTTGAGAATAAAAATATATACGCGCTCCACTTTTCCCGAAGGGACCCCGTAAGCCCCATATGAAAAGTTAATTTTCTAATTTGGCTCCACTCAACCTTTGGAAAGGGTTTAAGCGAAGCAAAAACCAAACACTCCCTTCGGGAGGGGGCTTACGGGGGTTTACCCCTGTGAAAGGTGGACTTTGCTAAATAATTGTTTATTGCGCAACAATAAAATCAAAATAAATAAAATTGCTAAAATCATTACAAAAATCAAAAAAACAAGGATAACCGTTATATAGATATATGGATTAATCTCATATAAGATAAAATCAATTACCGGCTTGAATAATATTTTGCACTCATTTTTTACATCTTCACGTTTTAAAATATCCAAACATTGCTGGGCAAATGATTCCTTCATATTTACTGTATACAAAATCTTTATCATTTTTATGCGTGTTATTGGGTTTAAATTTTTCTATATAACCAATAAACGATGGACAATATAATTGAACCAAATGAAACGTTTGATTTCACAAAATTATCTTTAGCTCATCCATCTGGCATTCAAGGTGGTGCGTATTTCACAAAGATACTATACAATGCCAAACCATTATACATCCAAACTGCGAATAGTTTAACGAGGCAAGGGTTTGTGAAAAGTGGCAAGAAATATTATTGCGACTTAATGTTTGACAATACCGCAGAAACTATGATTCATTGGTTTGAAAATTTAGAAGATAAATGTCAAAAGCTACTCCTTGAAAAAAATGATGCTTGGTTCCAAAATAGTCTCACATCAAGTGACATTGAATGTGCGTTCACACCTACACTTCGTGTCTATAAATCAGGCAAATATTACTTAATTCGAACAAATATTAAAAATACACCAACGGGCGAACCAAATATCAAGATATTCAACGAGAACGAGGTTACTTTAGGAATCAATGATATTACCAATGAAACGAATATAATTTCCATATTGGAAATTCAGGGCATTAAGTTCACATCTAGGAGCTTTCAAATTGATATTGATTTGAAACAAGTAATGGTTGTAGATAAGACACCGATATTTGATAATTGTGTGATAAAAACTAACAAACCAAAACTTTTTACAAAACCTTTAGAAGTATTGCTATCACATGTTAATCAAGAACAATTGGTAACTCAGGATGAAGGTCAAAAAAGCGAAATGATAGATGTTGAAGACCAAAAAAGCGAAGTTCTAGAAAGTGAAGGCCAAGATAAAATAGACAATTTATTTGGCATCATCGCCGAAAGCCAAGACAAACCAGAAACAGATGATGAAGTAACCTTAGAAATTGAAGAATTGGGAGTTGATGACATAAAGGAGGTCAGCATGGAAGTTAATTTAGACGATTTGGATTCGATTACATTAAAGAAACCCAACGAAGTATACTTTGAATTATACAGAGAAGCGAGAAATAAGGCGAAACAAGCAAAACGTTCCGCCATAATCGCATATTTGGAAGCCAAGAATATTAAGAAAACTTATATGTTGGATAATTTAAATGATAGTGATAGTGAATTCGACGCAGAAATAGATGAAGCATCCGAGAGTGAATTGGAAGGTCTTTAGTAAACAATTAAATGACTATTCAAAAAATTATTTTATCATTAATTTTATATAATGAGTCCCTTAAAAAAGTTATGGAATGACTATGGTATAGGCGCTATTGTGGTTTTATTAATTGTTGCTTATGGAATTAGTATTTTTGGTGGCTACCTTTCCTCCAAGGGTATGTCTGGTTATGAATCGAACAAAATGATGCCCCAGCAATACAAGAATACAAATGCGCAAATGTCTGCCGGGGTTAGGCCCTCGGAACCTTTAGGTCAAAATGAGGTGTTTTCTGCGGTGAACGGTGTTCAAACCAGCATGCCCGGCCTTCCCTCCTCCTGCTCCAAACCCAACATCCAAAACCCCGCCGAGCTTTTACCTAGGGACAGCAACAGCCAATGGGCGCAGCTGAACCCTTCTGGTAAGGGAGAGCTTGCCAACGTCAACCTGCTGAAGGCTGGATACCACATTGGTATTGACACGATTGGCCAGACTCTCAGGAATGCGAATCTTCAAATCAGGTCCGAGCCGCCCAATCCTCAGCTGAATGTTGGGCCTTGGAATTTGAGCACAATTGAGCCTGACTTCATGCGCCCTCCGCTCGAGCTTGGATCTGGACCTCAATAAACAGTTTATGTACTTGACTGAAATATTTATATATAATTTTACATATAAATATTTACACATCGAATTTAATTTGGGTTATACAACGCAGTTCTTTGATATGTTATAGCACCTGGATTACCGTTGTCGCCTATTCCCCAAACACTAATTTTAATCCTAAAATACAAATTCAAAGCTGGTATATAGCAACCCAAATCTTTGCCTTCTAAAAAATTCATTTGTGTGACATCAGCAATGTTTGTATCTTCTAATATCCATTCATTTGATTCATCAGCATTCACCAATATATCGGGTTTACTTGACTGTTGTATCATTCCTGTCAATAACACGCACATTTGAGAGAAACTAAAGAAATTTGTTGGGTCACCAACAGTGCCAAATAATTGGGGGTTTATACCAGGCGCCGATAAATCTGGAAATCCAGATGAATTTAATATAGCCCACATTACACCAATTGTTCCGCCTTGAGAACTTCCTGGGTTATCATACCAAAAATCATCTTGTAATATATTTCTTGTGGGTGTAATTGATTCATTTATATAATACTTGTAATTGAATAATGGGCCTCCGGTGTTGAGACGCGTAAACCATATATTATCTGTTAGCCTATCCTGATATAACGGGTTTGTATAATCCTGACCGGTAAGCTTTGTAAAAGTGATAGTATAAGATGGCGACACATATGATGTCTGAATAGTGATAAATTGATTAATACACAAGGAAGGGGCCGGGCTGCGTTGTTTACAATAGTTGAACATACGCGTAGAAGATCCGCGACCCTTCGTCGCGCCTAAATTTACACTAACACCGGCAATTTTATTATTACCCCCCAAATCGTTTTTGTTTTATCCAGCCACTGAACATATTATACAATAAATCTATATTATATTAGTCTTAGTGTATTTGGAAAACACATTTTTTAAAATCTATGAATATAATATAAAATGTCGAATCCTTTTTTTACAGTCAACGCAGCAGATGCTATTGTTTTATCAGTAGGTTTAAATAATACTGGTCAATATATTGTAGCGGTTACTGCTAATTATACAGTATATACCTCTTCAAATTACGGCGCATCATTTACGCAAACTGGAACTGGTATAATTAGTTCTTATATTCCCGGGTGTCAACGTATCGTCAGTAGTTCAGATGGGCAATATTTTGTTATTGCTAGTAATGGAAATGGCATATACACATCAAATAATAATGGATCTACATGGACATACCAGGCAGGTTCTCCAAACCTGAATTCTGTAGTATCAAATGCTTCTGGATCATTATTGATTGGTTGTGATGGGGCAAATATTTATAATTCGGCTGACCATGGAGCAAATTGGAATCTAACTACATCCAATGAACAAATGACTGCCATTAATGGAACTTCAACTGACCATTTAGTGGGAGTAAGTGATAGCAATCAATCCATATGGACTTCGTCTAACCAAGGTGCAACATGGGTTCAAAAAAACGCTACGAATACATTTACAAACGCTTCAATTAGCGCGGATGGACAAACAATTTATGCATTACATGGTGACACGTCACCTTCATATTTACAAATATCGCTGAATGGCGGGGCTACATGGACTAATCTTTCTTCGATAACTGGTTGGTGTTATAATGTTTGTTGTTCAAGTCATGGTAGTACAGCAATTATAAGCGGTGCGTACGCCGCCGGGCCAGATGCGTTAGGAATTTATTGGACAAATGATTATGGCGCTACATGGACGAGTGAAATTTATACTTCAACGACGAATGATAATTGGGCTTATACAAATGTTTCGGGTGATGGATTAATTGGGGGCGCAGGTGACTTTGGTCAAAACAAAATTTTTACATTTTCTCTTCCTGTTTCGCCTCCAGTGCCTCCTACTCCCGGCAATATTTGCTTCCCCAAAGGCACACCAATTGAAACGGACCAAGGCACCTTTGCGATTGACAAGATCGCTGCCATTCTTGGTCGTGGAAATACTACGCTAACGATTCAAGATAAACCGATTGTCGCAATTTCCCAAACATTATCGAAAGACAAAACACTCGTGTGTTTTGAACAGGATGCGCTTGGACCGAACAAACCGAACAAAATGACCATGGTGAGTCGCGAACACAAGATTGGCTATAAGGGACACCTGATAAAGGCCAAATATTTTGTCGAATATTTACCCAAAAATAGGGTTCACTTGGTTCCTCATTGCCCGAGTGATATTCTTTACAATGTGTTGCTCGACGATCATTCCATCATGAAAGTTAACAATCTTTCGGTTGAAACCCTTCACCCTCAAAATCCAGTAGCCATTTCGATAATCAATTCCAAGAAACCAAAGATCAAACAAAAGAAACGAAACTTTTTCAAAATGACAATTATTTAATTTATAAAAACATATATAAAAGTATATACAGTAACAATTAAATGACAAATAATATAATTGTCACGGGAGGAACAGGATTTATCGGTAATAAATTGTGCGAAGAATTACTGAAAAATCCAAATAATCAGGTCATTTGTATAGATAACAACAGCACCGGGTGTGAGCATAATATAGAGTCACTGAAATCAAATCCAAGATTCGCATTTATTTATCACAATGTGAAGGACCCCTATTTCACAGACCAACCTATTCACGAGATTTATCATTTGGCGTGCCCCGCATCACCCCCGCAATACCAGCGAAACAGCATAGATACACTCGAAACAAATGTATACGGAACAGTGAATTTTCTCGAATTGGCAAAGTACCATAATGCCAAATTCCTACTTGCGTCAACATCGGAAATATATGGTGACCCGATGGTGTCCCCCCAAAATGAAAGCTATTGGGGAAACGTCAACACGCTTGGCCCAAGGTCTTGTTATGATGAGGGTAAACGCTGCGCCGAAACATTCACCTACGAATATCACAAAAATTACAATGTTGATATTCGTATTGCTCGTTTATTCAATACATATGGTCCTAAGATGAACAAAGACGATGGACGAGTGATAAGTAATTTTATAAATCAATCAATACGAAATGAAGATATAACAGTGTATGGAACTGGAACACAAACACGGTGTTTTTGCTACATTGATGACACGGTTCGTGGGTTAATTTCGCTTATGAATATGGATGGATACAGCGGGGCGGTGAATATTGGGACCACGTTTATGTATACAATGTTGAATGTTGCGGAAATAGTCATACAACTTACAGAATCTAAGTCGAAGATAGTTTACAAGGAATATCCAATTGACGACCCAACAAATCGTCTTCCGGATATTAATAAGGCAAAACAATTATTAAATTGGGAGCCAACAGTCACATTTGTAGACGGGTTGAATAAAACAATTGAATACTATAAATCAATCCACTCAACCTTTTGAAGGGGTTTGAGCGAAGCAAAAACCAAGTCTGTAGTAGGGAGCCTCCGTGGTTTTGCTCCACTTTTTACACCTTTGCGCATTGGAAATGCGCGCGGAACCATTACTTTTCACTGACAAAAATACCCCAGAATGGGCATATTCATGAGTTAAAAGGTGTAAAAGTGGATACTAAAAGTATTTTAGCAAGATATAGTATGACAAAGGCCCGAACAAGAACGAGAACAAAAAATAGATTGCGAAAACGCACAAAAACAAGGTCGGCTCGCGGAGGAACGTACGAATCCTTTGACAAGATTGACTTAAAAAAAGCAGCAAATGAGCGTAAATTATTTGATAACACTTCCAGTGATACTACATATGAGAAATTTAGCAAGCAAATGTTAACAGAAGCGCAGGGCGAACGCCAAGAACTGGATAGTGATTATACTAAGTGGAAACAAACGGAATGCTCTAGAATAGACAATGAGATAGAGAGTCATGAAAGAGAGATAAATAGACTCAAACAAGAGAAAAAGGAGTTACGTTGCGTAAAGAAAAATGTCTTTGGTTTCTAAAGTATAGAAGGGGTTTACGGGGGAATGCCCCCGTAATATATTACTAACATATAGTATATGGAAAAAGAAAAACATAATCTATTTTTTTACATTTTTATAGGATTTATACTACTATTGTGTCTTAAAATTTACTATGATTCAGATACATTCAACTTAAAATGTATTATTGCGTCAAAAGATGGTAACAAATATTGTGTCCGTGAACGAGCAAAATTAAATGAAGCCGCCAACTTATTAGCATCTGTTACCGAAAAATGTAAACAAATGGTTGCCTATATGAAGGAAAATCATCCAAAAGATGATCGTGTAAAGCGTCTCGCAGAAGGATTTAATCCCAAGAAAATAATGGAAACATTGCCAACAAGCGAACTTACTGCGTATAGTGAAAACAAGGGCGAAAAAATAGCATTTTGTTTGAACACGACTAAACAAGGGACTGACTTAATTGACATTAACACGCTGACATTTGTTGCGCTTCATGAACTCTCGCACATAATGACGTCTTCTGTTGGTCATAAACAAGAATTCTGGCAAAACTTCAAATTTCTTTTGGAAAACGCAAAAGCGGCAAATATATATCAACCTATTGATTACAAGAATACCCCCAAGGAATATTGTGGGATGACATTGAATGATAACCCATATTATGATTTAGTTTAGAAAAATCAATAGTTTTCATTCAACATATTCTTATTTTGGATTGGGGCGTCTAACCAAAATTTTATTGAATATAATAAACTTTTAGAAAATCCCTTTTAAAAGTTTATTTTGCTCGCTTTTTTTAAAAGCGAAGTATATTATATGTCGACAAACATATACAAAGTCAAATATATAATCAACGGAAAAATTGATACAATCTATGTGTTTTCGCAAGGTCAAACTGAAAACGTATTTAGCGAACACGAAACTAACGAAATACAAACCAATAATATTAATGTGGTTTATTCCAACAAGCAAATTCACTTCGATGATACAATTGGGGTTGTAAAGATAAAAATACTCGAGGAAATCAAGAAGGATGTATCCATTGAGGAGTTATATCTATTTTGTAACAAGTTAGAGCAATTGAATGCGGTTTCGGTATATCAATCATTAACACAGAATAAACGCTTAGAGTTAACCAATATTCGTTTTCAACAGTTTGTATCAAATATAGTTAGTGATGAAAATGGTAACGCATTTGTTCCACCAGTAAAAAAAGATGTATATGATTATGATGACATCCTTGGAATGAAAATTGATGGCAAGAAATATATAATAGATAAAGTTCTTGGACAGAAATTCTTTATAATTGAAAATGAATATCCATTTGTGTGTGATCCATACAAAGCAACGGATTTTGATTCATTCTTTGAACAAAAAGCCCGCAAAACACTATCCACGCTCAACAGTCATCTTTTATTGAGCACAGGAACAATTGTAGATAACTCTATCTATTTGTGTTTAGCAAATGATGTATTAACATTTGCCGAAGAATCTGATCTTTCGCAAGAAACAGTTGTGAAAACATACTTCCCATTCTTGTATGACAAGAACATTAACAATTTGACAGATTTGACAAGCAAACGAGTAGAATTAATACAATCTAACAAGCAATTTTTCAATGAAAGGACACTTAACTCATTCAAAACAGTTGACATGTTTTACGATGTTTTTAACATGAGGAAAACAGAATTGAATTATGTGAGTCGCGGGATTAAGTATATCAAAGCGGTAATGTCTCAAGAGTTTGTTGTTAGGATTCCACTGGATATCATATTTAAAATCATACACGCGAACAAAGCAAACCCACTAATTAAATACAACCCATCGCCAAGACAAGAAAATATTTACCGGTTATATGCTGACAAGGTTGCGATGGATGGAGCAAAAATTCTATATTTGAAAAAACCAACCATTATACAATTGATGAGTAATATTGCCAAAACAAAATCTGTTGCTGTTTACATTGAATTACCATTGGACAATAAAAAGGTCCAAACAATTATATGCGAGTTTGATGAAAATGGGGCTGTTACGATAACTTGTAATTTTGTAAATGCCGTTCAAAAGGCTGATGTTGAAGCTATCTTCCAAAAAACAATAAACCCAATATTAGAAGAAATTAAAGGCTTATTGGAGCAAAGTGGATACAAATTGAAGGTTTTCACAACTCTAACGGATGATACGATTGAAATTAAACAACTCACATTTGAAGATCAAATTAAAATATCTAAACCACTCAATTTGGATTCATACATGGGGTGTATTTCGAGCATTTTTATAAATGAATCATCCGCAAAAAATGTATACAATCTTCGTTTTAAACGTGTCTCTAATTTTAATAAGGTTACAAGTCAAGAGGCTTTCATTCTTGAAAAAATAGATGATGGTTACAAAGGAGATGAGCTTGTTACTGCGCTGTTGGGAAACTATGGCGACGACCTAACGCGCGACCAAGCCCTTCAGTTAGTTCGTAAAGTGGCAAATGAGGTTCAACTAGAACAAGGTGCTAAACGAACAAATGTAAAAATTAAGGATAACCCAGGTTTTAAGACTACAATTACGTTGGATCCTCAAACAGGTATAATCAAAATCATAGTTGAAAATATAAATGATATTCATTATTTGAACACAATACCAATTTTTCTGGATAGTATGGTTCGTTTTACACAAGATATAAATAGCACAAGGTATCCAAGTCAAGAAATAAAGAGATTATGTTCTCTCGATCAGGTTGTTGATGTTGTTATCGGTGATATAATTTCTCCTAGTGAGAGTTCTAAAGAAGAGTTGGGAGAACAACAACAACAAGATGATGATGATATTGAATATACAAATGAAGGCGATAAATTAGAAAAAGCTAAAAATGCGTTTGACTTAATCTTTGGAGATGATGATTACGAGGAAGATGAAGATATGGCCGGAGGTGTAAATACATTAGAAGTCGAGCAACAAGACGAAGTCGAGCAACAAGACGAAGTCGAGCAACAAGACGAAGTCGAGCAACAAGGCGAAGCCGAGCAACAAGACGAAGCCGAGCAACAAGACGAAGTTGAAGATGAAGTCGAAGATGAGGAACAAGACGAAGTTGAAGATGAAGGAGAAGACGAAGATCAAGAGTTAGAAACAGAAGGAGAAGAAGAAAATCAAATTATCAATATGGACAATAAACAACTGAATAAACCATATTATTTTCAAGAGCGAATTGAACAACGAGACCCTCAATTGATATTAAAGCGTCGCACAAAACATTTCAATGCCTATTCACGAATTTGTAGTTCCGATTTGAAAAAGCAACCTGTTATTTTGACAGATGCGGAATTGAAAAAAATTAAAAGGGAACACAAAGGGTTTTTGAGACCAGAAGATGTAATTACATATGGTTCTGATCCAAATAACAAATATAGTTATATTTGCCCTCGTTATTGGTGTTTAAAAACAAATACAATTATCAATCCAGACGATTTGAAAGAAGTTGTCGACGCAAAAACAGGTCAAAAGGTGCTGGAACACCCGACATGTGGAAGAATATTGCCACCTAAAGCAGATAAGGTAATCCCAGGTCACTATATTTACGAATTCTACAAACCATCTCCAGGTAAAAATGGTAAACCTGACTCTAAAAAGTATCCCGGATTGATTCCCAATTCTCATCCTGATGGTTTCTGTTTGCCATGCTGTTTCAAAAATTATAATACAGTTGGACGAAAGAAGGAAAATGAATTATGTCTTGGTGAAAAAAAGGGGTCCATAAAGAAAGATGTTCAAGTTCGTCAGGATGAATATATAATCAGCCCAGAAAAGTATCCTCTTCCTAATGGACGTTGGGGATATATGCCCCTTAGTATTCAACAAATGTTAATGGTTGTTAGCGCCGATTGTCAAATTAGCAAAACAAACACAAATATTAAACCTAACCACCCATGTCTTTTACGACGCGGTGTTGAAGTAAATGACAAACAATCATTTATAGCTTGTATTGCTAACACATCATTTTCCACAAAGAAGACTGCTGATAAAACACCAGCCCCGATCCCAACGATTATCGAAATGAAACAACGAATTTTGGAATCTATAACAATTGATACCTTTGTAAAATTCCAAAATGGAAATTTGGTTGCCGATTTTCACGATATGAATGCTGATGTTGACATAGAGGAATACAAAAATACAAAATTATACTCCAAATTGGATTTTTCCAAACCAACAGATCGTTATTTTGCCAAAAAAGTTGTCTCCGCATTTGAGAATTTCAAAAATTATATAATGGACAATGACGCACTCATAGATCCAACATATTTGTGGGATATTGTTTCAACACCTAATGCCAATATATTCCCAATCGGTGTTAATCTAGTTATATTTAAAATTCCAAATGAGGATATTACTAATAATGTAGAATTGATTTGCCCAACTAATCACTATTCAAGTGAATTTTATGATGCTAGAAAACCTACCATTATTTTAATTGAGCAAGGTGGCTATTATGAGCCTGTATACACTTATATTGATAAGGGAAATAACCGGACCGCAATATCGTGCTTATTCAAAGAGTATGACCCGACATTATCCGCAAATATGAGGGCTGTATTCAAAGATATAGTGAAGCCATTTTTTAATAATGTATGTCGCCCTCTTGAAAGTCTGCCCCCCGGAGGGTTAAGTGAGCCAAGTGTATATGAGGCAAAACATGCAATAACACTATACAAATTAATACAAAAATTAGATAAATATAAATATAAAGTAGATAAGTTAGTTGTAAATTTTAACTCAAAAGTCATTGGAGTTGTCGCAACCAGTCCAAATAATCAAACTGGGTTTGTTCCGTGTTATCCGTCTTCTATAAATGATGAATTAAAGGAAAATCTTGATTATGTGTTTATGACTGATTTCAGTTTATGGAAAACCTACGATGAAACATACATATTTTTAGATCAATTATCAAGACGAAGTGCCAAGAAACGAGACCAACCAGACATACCTTGTAAACCTGCGTTTAAAGTCATTGAGGATGGTCTTGTAGTAGGAATTCTTACAGAAACAAATCAATTTATACAGATTTCGGTACCCATTGCGGAAGTTGATATTCGTCCTAATAAGAATATTCCATCGCTGGACAATAATAGTTACATTGTTAATGTAAAGGATAGTCCAATGGTTTCTGCTGATGTGCCGATTACCGCCAGCGACGATGTTGATAAAGAGCGAGTAGATTATATGAAACGAATACATCTGGAAACCAATTTTTATAATGTATTTCGCAATACAATTCGTATTTTGTTGAATGATTACGAGAATGTGGCTATGAGAGAAAAAATAGAAGCTGAATTATCAAAAGTCTATGTTATTTATACGAAGAAAATGACAAATATGGTGACATTATTACAGGACCTTGTGGATAATAAAATAGAGTTTACAGGTGATGAAAATTATTACAAGGTGATTGACGAGGTTTCGACATGTATCATAAAGAACAAAGAAACGTGTGATACAAAAGTGTGTGCTATTACAAATGGAAGTTGTAATTTAATTCTCCCAGAGAAAAACCTGATGACACGCAAACTGAATAAACAAATATACTTTGAACGAATAGCAGATGAATTAATTCGATACAATCGAATTACCGCATTCATGCTCCAACCGCAAAACTACTTATCATTTGGAAACATTGGTTACAACCTGAACAATGATGAAATAATAATGATCCAATCATTGCTCAAGGAGTATTTTGAATTGAACTTGGTGCCATCAATTACAAATCAATATGTGAAATACAATTCATATGATGAAGCGGAACCTGCGTTAACACAAGTATATGAAAATGTAGTTTCAACTAAAGTACCAGAAGAAAGCGCAAAAACATGTTTATTCAAAATCAGTCCACGGATAACATCTGGGCTATGGAGAGTTATTTTTCCCGACACATATAAAGAAATCGGTTATGGAAAGACTCGATTATGCACGTTTACAACAATCATTGATTTAATTGAAAAGATGACAAATGAAAAGCTCACTATAAATCAAATTAAAAATGTGTTATATGAAGAATATCGAACTTATTTAGAAGAGCATCAGCCAAAAATAGTGGATATACTAATTATAGAAGGCAAAAAAACGCTTGGAGATCAAGTAAAAGCTGGCTCTATATCATTTGGTAGTTTTTTGTATACCGATAATTATTTCCTCACACCATTTGATATTTGGCTATTGGTTCAAAAATATAAAATTCCAACTATTTTCATATCCCAGAGAGAGATCATGCAAACGAACTATAAGGATTTTGCGTTTATTGGTTATGGTGAACGGGATGATAAATTCGCATTCATTATTGTTCCTGGGCTTGACCCCGAAAAAATTCCAGGTTATAAACTCGTTATAAATGATAAAAACGAGACATTCGTTCCACTTGACAAATTAGAAGATCAAACAATGATTGATAAAGCATTTGATACAAGAATGTCAGTTGAGGAGTATCTTGCGCAATTTACGAAAAAGGCTTTAACTATCAAGAAAAAGAAACTTATTCGTGTAGATGCCGAACCATAAAAATGACAAATTTAATTAATTATTTGTAATTTTTGATGCATCCACTTTTTTGAAAAGTGGTTATTTCAACTATGGATGTCGGGATTCAAATGTGTATTCTCTTATTTCTCGATGTCGATTATTTGTAAAAACACTTCGCGTTACAATAATTTTTCGTCCAAATGCCGGATTGTATATCGAAAAATATGTCATATTAGTTTTAAATTTCTTATAACAAAAACGTTGTGTAGAACTTGATAGGGAATGTATTCCCGACATCCACAATTGAAGATATGGTTTCATTATTTTAATCAGCAGTTTTTTTGGAAATGTGTTGTCAATATAAATGGGGTTTTCAATAAATGTATTCGCATAATTTATCATATTTAATATATCCTCGTGAATTATATCTTCACACGAATTATTTATATAGTTAATAATTATATATTCTCGCAACAAATGTTCTTGCTTTTTACCAAATATCCGCAAATTAAAACCTTCATTAAAAAATTTGAATAGTAGTTCTGGATATAAATTTGTATTGAATTTTATAAAAAAATAAATATTATACAATGTTGACTTGTTGAATACAATATTGTTGTATGGGTTTTTAACATTCAACGGTAATGAAAATAACTCGTGTGAGTTTGTAAGCGATGAATTAATGACCTTTATCAAATCACGAATATTGAATAGATAACGACTATTTTTTTGAAATATACAAATAACATTTTTACCATGTTCCTGCAATTTGTTCATACATAAATCTTCATCAACAACTATTGCGGACTTTTTGTATTTGTATATATAAGATAATCGCGCGAATGCGTGATATACGCTCTGTATTTTACAAAATACATTCATGAATTCCGTACGGATATCTTCATTAAAAAATACATTTTTCATACACTGATCTATATAATTAAATTTATTTTGTATAGAATAATTGCGAGATGACAATATTCCAAGAATTACTGCCTGTTGGGCATTCATTTTTGTAACACTTTTTTCTATGATATAATTAAAAGTATGTTCAAATGACATACTATGTTACAACAATAATTTTTAAGTATAAAAAATATTGTTATTTTATTATTTTACCACATTTATAATCAATCATTTTTTCTCTACTTTTTTACACCTTCGCGCATTGAAAATGCGCGTGGCACAGTCACTTTCAGCTGATGAAAACGCTCCAGAATGGGCGTTTTCAAAGAGGAAAGGTTTAAAAAGCGTATGTTCTAGAATCCCGGATTGTAATCATTATCCTTACCCATGTCCACAGTGTGAAGCGTAATCACATTATTCTGTATACCAATCTTGCTACAAGCATCGGCTGTGGTTTGTGTCCCACTGAAGAAGGTGTCAATTTCATCCTCTACATTAATCGGTTTGTATTCACTCGTCGCCTCCAATTTCTGCATCTCTTCAATATCAAGGACCACTTGGAACGCGCTTGTTCCATAGAACCCTTCTTGACCACACATGACATTAGCAGATATTCCTTTCATTGTGTCCAAATCTGCATGCCTCGCCGCCTTTAAGAACATTTCTGGCGTTTCCTCAAATGATGCCTTCGCAATTGGTCCAATGTTATCATTGTTGATTCCGTGACGGAAAATAGAAATCATCTTGCTTGTGTATGTCATTCTATCCACTAAAATACTGTAATTGTGGTAATTGATGTATGTTCCATCAAAGGAAATCACCTCCATGAGCTCATTCAGTATTGTTTGACGCGCTGCCTCAATTCCAAGCACTTCGTAGATTTCAACAATATCATTACTGAATGTTTTGGTGTCATCCACATAATCCAGGCCCAACACTTCCAGTAAATTAGAGCCTACTGTATCTAGAACCCAAATGTCCTGCTTCGCATAAGTTCCGTTTGACTCTACAACATTGTCCTTTATCTTGCGAAGAATAACCTTATTAATTCTCTTGATTCCCCTCAACACCACATTTTCCAGTAACTGGTCTTGAAAATTCTTCAGTATATAAATTTGATCTGTTTGATCGAGCGGGTTGACCTTCGTTTTATTCTTGCCCTTACCCGAATTATTCTTGATTACTTCAACCATGCGAATACGGAACACCAATTTGTCTGAATTGTAATCACTGTATACACACGACAACTGTCCTTCAAAACAATTATTCAGTGTGAAATTCACATCATCCATTGTAATATTCTTTTCCAACATGATCTCGGGATCCATTATCATGCGAACAATCCACTTGGATTTTTCATTCTCATCGCTATTCATTGATACTCCAGCACATTCGCTTACCATACTCTCAAACACCCGATATTGTTCAATTGTGTCCTTGTCCTCCTCTATCAGGGTGTTCAAATCATCGGGATCAAAGCATATCTCAATTGACTTGACAATCTCTTGTAATTTCGTATGCTCCAACATATACATGATGGATTTCGCCTTATCCTTCTGCGTCGAATCTTCCTCATTCAAATACACGGTGAGTGATGGATTTTTAGGTTCACTCGACAATGATAGAATTTCTTCAATTCGCGGAACTCCGCGCGTGACATTTGACTTGGAAGCCACACCTGCAAAATGGAATGTATTGAGTGTCATTTGGGTTGACACCTCACCAATGCTCTGCCCTGCGATCATTCCAACCATTTCCCCAGGTGCCACAATTGCCCGTTTGTAATCCAACGTAATTGTATCTAGCAACATTGTCAGTGCCGCCAAATTAAATCGCTTTACCAAAAGTAGCTGCTTGGGCGACAAGTAGTAATAGTACAGCGTCTTGAAAAGTAGTGTCGGTGGCGCAAAGTGGATTTTTTCCAAGTTTGTGTAATATTTCTCAAGTAATTCATATACTTCAGTCGGGGTAACGTCAACCATTGAGGCAGCCGAAATATTGTTTTGTCCTTGAACATTACCAATTATATAGGAAAATGCGACAGGGCAATTCACAACATCTTCCGCTCTACCTTTGAATACATGATTTACCAACTCCTTTCTCATTTGAACCATCAGGTCAGTGTATTTCTGGTTATACTCATCCATTGTTTTCTTCTGGTTCTTGTATCGAGCCAACACATTCTTCAAGAATATACTGGACAACATTTTCGAATTGTTTGTGTCATCCGGAAGAGCATAATGCGCGTAAATATCCTGAATACTCATATTAACAATAGGAATTTGTTGGTTTTCAACCTTGACTGTATCAATATTGTCTTCACCATACACAAACTGAACAATTTTGCCTTTATTGGATCTCACCGTCATATCATAATTCACCATCAAATCCTCAAGACCTTTGATCAATCGACGTTGAATATATCCAGTTGTAGAAGTCTTGATTGCGGTATCAATTAAACCAACACGACCGCCCATCGCATGGAAGAATAATTCCTGTGGCGAAAGTCCATTAATATACGAACTTTCCACGAATCCACGCGCACTAGGTGAATCATCATATTTAGTGAAATGTGGCAATGTGCGGTGGTCAAATCCATAAGGAATGCGTTTTCCATCCACATTCTGTTGCCCCAAACAAGATATCATGAACGAAATGTTCAAATCAGACCCCTTGGAACCAGCGTTCACCATTGTTACGAAACGATTGTTTGAGCCAAGGCTTTTCAAACCGATTTTGCCGGACTCTGCCGTTGCCTGATTAAGAATATTATTAACTTGTGTCTCAAACTCCTCCTCGTTTGTCTTTCCAGTGTTATTCTCAAAGATTCCAATTTGTGTTTGCTCGATAATGTTCTTCACGTCACCCTTCTTTTTTGTAATTACTTCAATAATTGCGTCATTTGTTGCCTTGTCAGAAATCAAATCACTAATCCCAACACTGAACCCGCTGCTCTTCATGTATTCTGTCACAATATTTTGAAGATCGTCAATTAACTTTGCGGAGGCCATGTTACCAAAATCGTTACACGTCCTGTGAATAAGTCCCTTGGTTCCGGCTCCAACAACACCCTTGTCAATTTGTCCGCGAATGTATTGTCCATTTTTAATTTCCAATACAGAGTTGTAATTTTCTGCGTCAGTTTTATCATCCTTGTAAGCCTTGGTTTTGTATTTCAATGACAAGGGGGGCATAATTTGAGACAGAATATCAAAACTCGTAACAGTATCTCCCTTTTTGAGCAACTCATTCTCATTGACACCATTGAACATCATCAACAAATTCATTGCTTCACGTTGCGTGAAATTAACATTCTTTCGCGTGAACTGGTAGCACCCAAGCATTGAATCCTGGAAAATTCCAATAATTGATGTGTTGTTCGCAGGGCTGATAATTTGATAAGGAACCGCCGCCAAATTTTTAAGTTCTGCCTCAGACTCAGGGTCCTGAGGCATATGTAAATTCATTTCATCTCCGTCATACCTTGACATCATATATGCTCACATATGTTTTACAACACAGTTTACATATTTTTGTCGCCCCCAAAGTTTCCAGTGGGGAGGGACTGTATCTTAAGCCAACTCTGGGTGACTAAACCCGTCATCGTTGACCGACACCCGTTCAGTCTCTGAATGCCTTCCCTAGTCTTGTCATAGCGACATTAGGAAGTCACACTGCGGATTATCCAATCCTTCACATTATTACCATTGGGTTCAGCAATTAACTGAGTTCCTCACAAATGTTTCCAAATGTGAGTGGTAGTGAAGGCTCTAAGGAACTCCCCGCAACAAGGTGTCTCGCATCCAGGAACCTATGTTCCCGGACACCCTCCTTACACTTAAGGGAAGGGGCGTCCGGGGAAACCGTAGGTTTCCTGGAAACTAGGGAGTTTCACGCTTTTAACGCTCCCTGTTGCCGACCTGGGAAGGATGAATTGAATTCGATCAGCATTGTATGGTTTCGTCGTTCCAACGTTCATACGGAAAGTATCACCATACTTCATAACTCTCGCAATATGACACATCATTGACATTCTGTGTAAAGTCGGCTGCCTGTTGAACAAAATGGGGTCACCATCCATCATGTGACGATGAACAATGTCCCCATCTTCAAGAACAACAGAGTCCCTGTCAACATACCTCAGCGTAATTGACTCACCGAACTTTTTTTCCAGAATCTTAGCACCGGGCCAAATATCTGGTCCGTTTCTAACCAACTTTGTCAAGAATGCGCGATTGAGCGAATTTACAGTAACTGGTTTTGTAAGATTTTTAGCAATTTTCATTGGAATGCCCAGCTGTTTAATAGACAAATTTGGCTCGGCACCGATAACGGAACGAGCACTATAGTCAACACGCTTTGCCATTAAATTGCTCCTCATGCGTCCTCCCTTCCCATTCAATCGATCCTTGATCGATTTTAGCGGTCTTCCGGAGCGCTGGGCAACGGACGCAACTCCTGGAATTTTATTGTCCACCTGCGTCGCAACATAATATTGTAGGACAGTTGTCCAATCCTCAATCACATTTGCCGGTGCATTATTTTGAATTTTCTCCTGGAGTGTCTTGTTTGTCTTGATGATATTCACCAAAATATGACTCAAATCATCCTCCGACCGTTGCTGTGCGTCATGCTTTACAGATGGACGAACAGCAGGGGGTGGCACATACATTACTTGACAAACCATCCAATCTGGCCTGGAGTAAACAGGACTAAACCCCATGAATGAAACATCCTCGTCTGAGATTCTCTTACAGATTTTAATAACCATCTCCGGAGTAAGCTTGATTTCAATTGGTTCACTTTGCTCACCACCATCACCCTTCCACTCTGCGAAAATTGACGCAAGTCCCTCTTTACGAATTTTATTCGGTTGTAAACAACCACACCCATCCTCAGTGTCCTCGCCACATCGCTTTATTTTACTCGCAAGTGAAAACACATATTTCCACCGGCTCTCACCCTGTAGCTTCAGCGCCTGCTTGTATTTTTCCTTACTGATGAGAAGTTTGCTACATTTAAAACAAACACACCGCAGACATTTTAGAACCGTGCTTAAATACTGAATATAAAACACCGGACGCGCCAATTCAACGTGACCGTGATAACCGGGCGTCGTCATATAATCAAGCCCATCGGTTGGGCAAATTAGTCCTGGCTCTAAAACCCCCATCCTAGGATCAAATAGTCCTCCAATGACTGGTTTATTATTGATATAAGTGTCTCGGCTCGTTATCTCGGCAACGGATCCTTTTCGTATTTCATCAGGAGATAAAATACTAAATTGGATGCCAACAACTTTAGAACAGACAACATTTGAACCTGTAGGTTTCGACATCTCTTATATATGGGAATAAATAAATGGATTTAGATTGTTTCCAATTCAATTTTATTTTCAATTGTTTACAGTAAAAATAAAAATAAAAATATGAAAAACTCAATGTTTGAAAAAAGAATAATGGGTATGATAAAAATAAAATTGAAACAAATACTTTACAAAAAGGTAACTTAAACAATTCATTGATATATACTAAAATGGTTCGCGATACTAAAAGCAAGAAGGAGCAGACGAAGAAGAAGGTGGCTGCTAAAAAGGAGGAGCAGAAGAAGAGGATGACCACTCGCGGAAAGCCTGATGATGATAGCGAAGAGGAGGAGGAAGAGGAGGATGATGACGAGGAGGAGGACATGGATCCTATCGAGTATCGTAAGTTCTTGGCATCTCTATTCCCATCGAAAAATGCGGAGAAGAAGGTAAAGGATGGAGAAAAGTTGAAGAAGACGCTGTCAAAGGACCTGAAGAAAAATAAAAAGATTATCGAGAGCGATGATGAGGAAGAGGTATGGGAAACGGAGGAAGAAGAGGAAGAGGATACAAAGAAGAAAAAGAAGAAGAATGGAAAAAAGAAGAAGATTGTCGTTGAAGACAGCGACGATCAGGATGATTCTGATTATGTTCCCACAGAGGAGGATGATAATGAGGAGGAGGAAGAGGAGAGTGATGACGATGATGGTCGTAAAAAGAAGGGCGAAGACGTCACAATTTACTTCACAATTGGCGGGGATGACGACGATGACTATGATGATGAAGATGATGAAGATGACGAAGAAACTGAGGATGAGGATGCGTCAGTTTCAAGTGATGACGATGATACCGATGATGAAGACAGCGATGATACGGCATCAATTCTAGATGAAGGGTTGATCAAGCGCAAGAATAAGGGGAAACAGCCACCGACCCCGCGTGTTGTAAAGAACAAGTCAACAACGGAACAGATTATCAAGGATGAGGATGTTATTTCAAAGTTGAAGGAGATTCAAGAGAAGGACAAGGACAACAAGATGATTCAACAATGTATTAGTGTTTGCGAACAGAATATCAAGGAAAACAATAAAAAGATGGAAAAGAAGAACAAAAAGCAGAAGGACAAGAACATGCGAATTTTCAAGAAGATTATCAAGGACAAGAATACGAACAATGATTTCTCATTTTATGATAAGTTGGATATGGAAAAGCAGAAAAAGATCATCAAGGAACTACGTGAAATTAACAAGATTACTCGTGTTGAGAAGCCGTATCGCATGACGCTGTTGGAGTCTAACATCCCAGTTCAGTTTAAGAGCGCAGCTATGAAGAAGATTAATTCAATCCGTAATATGGATCCTGGCAGCGGCGAATATTACAAGAACAAAAACTGGATTGATAATTTCATGCGTATCCCGTTTGGCAAGTATGATAAGCTGCCAGTGTCAATTGAGGATGGTGTTGAGAAGTGTCACGAGTTTATGGAGAGCGCAGCAAAGATTTTGAGCGAGGCTGTTTATGGTCTGGATGATGCTAAGATGCAAATCCTCCAAATGACTGGACAGCTCATTACAAACCCAAAGTCGGTCGGTTGCGCAATCGGTATTTACGGTCCTCCTGGAACCGGCAAGACCAGTTTGATCAAGGATGGAATCGCAAAAATTCTCGGTCGAAAGACGGTGCTAATTCCTCTGGGTGGCGCAAAGGATAGCAGTCATTTGAACGGACATGGTTTCACGTATGAAGGCTCAACGTGGGGAAAGATTGTTCAAGGAATAATTGATTGTGGAAGTTCATCCGTTGTATTCGTGTTTGATGAAGTTGATAAGTTAAGCCAAACAACGCACGGCGAGGAAATTACTGGTGTGTTGACACATTTGATTGACTCAACCCAAAATGATGAATTCCATGACAATTATTTCGCAGAGGTTAAGTTTGATTTGAGCAAGTGTTTGTTTGTCTTTAGCTACAATGACGAGTCTTTGGTGAACCCAATTTTGAGGGACCGCATGTATCGCATCAAGACGGAGGGTTATGATGAGAAGCAAAAGACGGTTATCAGCAAACAGTATTTGATGCCGAAGATTAGGGAGCAGGTCAAGTTTGGAGAGAGTGACATTATTATTCCGGACGATTCAATTCATCACATGATTGAAAAGTATTGCGAGAAGGAGGATGGTGTTCGTAATTTGAAGCGTTGTTTGGAGATTATTCACACAAAGTTGAATTTGTATCGTTTGATGAAGCCCGGATCGAATTTGTTTGAGAAGGAAATGTCATTGAAGGTGGAGTTTCCGTTCAAGGTCACACCCGATATCGTTGATAAGCTTATCAAGAAAAATGATAAGACAAAGTCGACATTCCAAAGTATGTATATGTAAACTGCTTAAAATGTAATCTAAATTAATAATAATAATAATGAAAAATAATTTTTTTTATGTGAAGCGTAAACCCATAAAAAAAAGCATTAAAAAATGTATACCTGGTTGTCAGCATAAGTTAGTAAAAGATATGATTGATATAAATCCAGAAAAATCAATGATTATTGTATATTGTGAACTTTGCGAACAAACCTTTTAGGGTTGCTCAACTGCAGCAGCGGGCTCAGTAGCAGCATCTAAGGCTTCTTGCTTAATAGCAGCCTCTAAGGCCTCTTGCTTAATAGCAGCCTCTAAGGCCTCTTGCTCAGCTTTAACCCTAGCAGCCTCTAAGGCATCTTGCTCCGCTTTAATCCTAGCAGCCTCTAAGGCCTCTTGCTTAATAGCAGCCTCTAAGGCCTCTTGCTCCGCTTTAACCCTAGCAGCCTCTAAGGCTTCTTGCTTAATAGCAGCCTCTAAGGCCTCTTGCTCAGCTTTAACCCTAGCAGCTTCAGCAGCCTCTTGCTCTGCCTTCATCCTAGCAGCTTCAGCAGCCTCTTGCTCTGCCTTTATCCTAGCAGCCTCTAAGGCATCTTGCTCTGCCTTTATCCTAGCAGCTTCAACAGCCTCTTGCTCTGCCTTTATCCTAGCAGCTTCAGCAGCCTCTTGCTTAATAGCAGCTTCAGCAGCCTCTTGCTTAATAGCAGCTTCAGCAGCATCTTGCTCTGCCTTTATCCTAGCAGCTTCAGCAGCCTCTAAGGCCTCTTGCTCAGCTTTAACCCTAGCAGCTTCAGCAGCATCTTGCTCTGCCTTTATCCTAGCAGCTTCAGCAGCCTCTAAGGCCTCTTGCTCTGCCTTGATCCTAGCAGCTTCAGCAGCCTCTTGCTTAATAGCAGCCTCTAAGGCCTCCTGCTTAATAGCAGCCTCAGCCTCTACCCTAGCAAGTTCGGCAGCCTCTTTTTCAGCAAAAATCCTAGCAGCTTCCGCATCACTAGCAGCGCAAGCTGCATCTTGCTCCGCCTTTACCCAATTAGCCTCAGCAGTAGCCTTAGCGATCTGAAACTCAGCAGCCTCTTTCTCCGCAGCAGAATTTGCCGCTTCTTGGTTATGATCTTCAACTGTTACAGTTTGTTTGTTTATCGCACTTGTCCAAAAGGTTTTGAAGGCAGACAACTTAGTCTTGTCTATAACACTAACTGTATGCGGATTAATTCGCGGAGGCTGCGGAGGTTGTGTAACACCGCGAGGTTTAAAATTAAAACTAAAATTCATTTATATATATTTATATTATTCTATTTCTCTATAAACGTAAAATTTACTAAATTATATATACAACCCTTCTACATAGTTTGTAAGATAACAATTTAAATGATATTGACTTTCGCTATGTAAATCGGCCTTAGTACCACCCTCTTCTACAGCAATCATTGGATAAATAATTGCTTTTTTACCATATTTGGTTAATGTCCAATCTGGGCTAAATGGTTCAGTCTCAATTGTTTCGATCGCATGTTCAATTGTATACCTCTCAATTAAATTAACAGCATGATTTCGAGAAACCATATACATTTGAGATCCCCACAAATCTCCTGGAAAATCAAAATAAGAATATTTATCATTCCTATCTTTCAATGAAAAACAAGTATTATAATCGTAAATTTTAAATGGGAGTAAATACCCCAATACTAATACATCTAATTGTAATTTATTATACGTTTCAATCACATCCGGTAAATCATTTACAATATTCTTTGACACTAAAATATCATCTTCCATTACAATACAAAAATCTTTCTGTGTCTCTTGTACAAAATGACGAATTGAATCCATATGTTGTAACATAATACTCCAAGTTCGCTTATCTGCTCTTTCAGGTACGTCTGCTAATCTTGCGTCATCGTTACCGACCGGGTCTACAAAATTCAATGTTAACCCTAGTTGTTGGAATCGGGATGTCATTTTATTTCGTCTATCTTCATCTTTGAAATTTACACAGTAAAAACCAATTTTGTCAGTCATATAGTTAACATTTGTAGATAGCTTTAAATGAAAAAAATAAAATAACGATTTATTCATTCTAATTATACCGAGTTTAGTGAAACAAAACAACAATATAACTCGTTACGATAGTTGGTTTAACATTATTGTGGTTTTTGCTACACTTTTCAAAAAGTGGAAAATCACATATTTTTATTTTTCCCAAGACTTTTTTGGCAAAATGGATTTTGGACATTTATAAATGTCCATTTTCTGATTTCCCAAAAAGGTCTTGGCAAAAAAAAGTGTAAAAATGGGTTTAGAGCATAATCGTCTAATTACCAA